GCACGCGCTGCCGTACCCCTGCGATGGCGCCCTCCTGCGTTGCTTCCAGGGAGAGGCTCTGCCGCTGGTAGAGCATCTTGTGATAGGCGCGGTAGGCGTGCCAATACGCTTGGCGCTCGGACGAGATGCCGGCCACGTTGAGTTGGCGCGGGCGCAGGATGGTGCCCAACACCGGGACACGAACCTTGTTCTGCGTGCCGGCGAAGGGGTCCGAGTAGGCGCACTCCACCGAGTCATTCTCGGTCGGAGCGCCAAAGTTGTGGGTGATCTTCATCGACCCGGGCGACACATTGCGATGATTCAGCAAGATGACGCTGTCGTCGTGCGCAACCTCGGGGCGCACGCTGATGACCGCGCCTCGGCGATACGCCTGCGCAAAGCAGGCCTGGCAGATGACTTGGATCGTCTCCTCGAGCGACAGATCGGCCTCGTCGAAGGTGTACGCGAACGCCGTGGCCAAGGGGCTCGTGTCGAACACCTTGGTGCGCACGAGCTCGAAGGCCGCCGCGATGCCCGCGAAGTCGATCGAAGCATCGGGCAGGTTCCCGATGAGGGTATCCTTCATGACCGCGAACAGCACGTTCTCTGCCTTGTCGCTCGGTATGAGAGGGCCTCCGAAGGTCACGCCGTTCCACGTGTTGATGTTGCGCGCGGCGATGACGTTGAGCGCGCGATCCTTGATGCGCACAGCGCCTTCGGTCACGAGCGTGCTCGTGTGGATGGTGGTCACGTTGCCAAAGCTGATGTTGGGTGGCGTGCTTATCGAGTAGCAGTCGACCCAGCGCAATTCGTCGACGACGCGCCCCGAGTAGTAGGCGATCTTGGGCGGGTCCCGATCGTAGCGGGCTCCGTACACCTTGAACTCGACGTTGTTCGACAGCCGCTGCTTGCGTGGGCTGTTCGTGAGCAGGCACGCTTGCACGAGACATCGCGTGTTGGTGACCGCTCCGAACCCTGTCGGTCTGATGTGGGCCGTGATGGCGCGCTGGCCGCCCGTCGTGGCACCGGTGATCTTGCGAGAGAAGGCCTGGGGCGGACCCGAGGGGGTGCCGCCCGCATCCGTTGGCGTCACGATGATCTGAATGATCTTGTCGAGCGGCAGCAGCGTGGTGCCGTCGTCCTGGTAGAGCCCATTGGGCGCGACGAAGTTGCAGATCAGATCGAAGTTGGTCGCGCCCGCGTCATGCTGGAAGTCGACGAAGAACGGGCCCACGTAGCGGCGCGACACGTTCGTGAGCTCAGCGAACTCGAAGAGCGGAGCCGGGACACCGAAATAGGTGGAAAGCAGGGCCCATTGCGCCTGCTGTGCCGCGGGGATGGTCACGCTCACCGCCACGAGGCCCGCCCCCGGCAAGATGTTCGTCACGATCAGCCCCGTCACTTCGAGCGGCAAAATCTGCGTGGTGGGCGTCGTCAGGTCGGGGGCCGTGCCGGTGCCAGCCGGAAGGTACGCCGTCGGCCAGTAGCAGTAGAGCTCGTCGCCGATGTCCAGCCGGGACGTGATCTCCGAACTGGACGCGCTGTACGGCAGCTCGATCTTGCCGTTCGCGCCACCCAAATAGGTGAACCGCGCCGTGGCCAACAGGCCCCCCGTGCCGCCAACACCGACGGGCGCCTGCAGGATCGCAGAGCCGTAGAACGTGCCGTCCGACCACGCGCGCAGCTGCTGCCCGTTGACAGCCTCGACTCGAAACACCGTGTGCACGTCGTCGCCGACGACGCCGCCAATGGTCTCGCTCGGCGTGTGCAAGGGCAGTCCACCCGTGGGCGCAGTGCCGGGCCCGTAGATCTCGGCTGACCAACCCTCGATGCTGCCACCGAGCTGGTTGCCGTCGCGCACCGCCGTCATCGAGTGGCTGCCCCTGCCTACGCAGTAGTAGCCGATCTCGCGCTCGCGGTGGTCAGCGCCATAGATCGAGTAGGGCTGCATCAGCATGTCGGGGTAGGACCTGACGTTCCCGAAGAGGTCGGGGATTCTCTCGCCGACGCGGGCCTTGTTGGAGCGCTTGCCGAGCTGGTTGTTCGGCGAGCCCCCGAGGGCAGCGCGCTGCGCTGGGGCCCTGACGTTGGGCACCTCGGGGATGAGCAGGATCGCGGCGACCGCGGCCACCAGGACCACAATCCCGACCACGACGATGGCGGCCACGCCCTCCGGGTGCTCCCGCACCACGAACGGCCCCGGCAGGTCGCTCAGGGCCTCGGCCTCCACCTCCGTGGTCGGCGTGACGTCGACCTCTAGCGCGCCCCAGACGTGGCAGAGGCGCGCCGCCGCGGGCCAGTGCCCGTAGCGCTCGACCAGCCAGGGGATGAGCTCGGGCGCCTCGTGAACCTCGACTCGATCCGGCTCGAGGGGGTTCGGGACGATGGTGATGCGAATCTCAGGCACAGACCCTCTCATCCGCTGGGTCGGTCTGGACCGGCAGGTAGCAGGCGACCCGCTCAAAGCCCTGGGCGAAGTCGCGCATTGCGTCGTAGCCAGTGCCGGTGGCCCGCAGGTGGAGAACGCGTGCGCGGAGCAGGACGCCAATGTGAGGCATCCAGCCCCGCCGCTCGGCGAGCACCAGGCAGGGCCCCTTACTCGAGTCAGGCTCCACGCGTCGGAACCGCGGCCCCTGCGCCTCGGCGCCGGCAGCCTGCGCCAGGGCCTCGACAGCGACGCTCGACGGGCTCAGGTCGCCGAGGTCGACACCCGTCATGTCGCGCCACACGTCGCGCACGAAATGCCAGCAGTTGAAGTGCCTGCGATCGAAACGGCGGTCCAGGTAGTCGTCTGCGCAGATGTACTTCACCGGTCACCGTTCCCTGTCTCGTGTCGCTCCCGCGGTACCGGCTCCGGAAGCCGCCGGCCATACTCGTCGTGGGTGTAGTGCGTACCGCCCAGCGGTCCGTATAGCGCCGGCTGGAGCGCCTCAGGCGGGTGCGAATGCACGTGAGCCAACAGCTGCACGAGCTTGGCCTCGATGGCGTTGATCTGCTCCTGCTGACCGTCGATCATGGTCCACAGCCGCGTCATCTCGTCGGCAACGTCTGGGGCTGGCTTGGGTCGTGACGAGAACGTGAGGGCACTGTTATGGACAGCGCAATCTAGGTGCACAAACTGGGGTGACGAGCACCCGTGAACGCACGGATCAGCCATCGGAACACTCCTTCCGCTGCAGACGCGACTGCCGTAGCGGGCAAACGGTGTCCGCTAGCCGCTGAGCTTTCTCTCTGGCCGCTGCCAGTGACGAGAAGTCGTAGGCATTGGCCCACTCCCCGTAGTATTGGCCGTGACCTTTCCCGAACAACGACGGAAACAGCATGTCGTCTCGTTCTATGAACGGAGTGATGGACGGGAATTGCATGGAGATACCCGACGCGGCCGGCGCCCGCGGCGTCCACGCATGCGCACCGGACCCACCTACCCGGGACCATGGACGTTGCAGTAACCGGCCTACGACGTGGAACGAGCGATGCTTGCGATCAGAGAAAACGTAGACCGCCCATCGCTCGGGCGGACTGCAATCGCGCTCGAATGCTGGCAGCCTTTCCCCAACCCATCTGTCACGGAGCACGGTCGCCTCCCATCAATCGATCGCTGTCACGCCGAAGCCTGCCGTCGTAGGTCAACGTTCGCTTCCCAGCCCCGACATAGCCCGCCCTCTTGAGTGCGCGCCGGACTGTGTCACGGCAAACCCCGAGCTGCTCGGCTACCCATCGTAGGGTGGCACCGGGCAGCCTATATAGGCGCGCTGCCTCCTCGAGACGTTCCCCATGCAGCAGCGGCTCGCGACTAACCCTAGGGGGCGGCGCCGCGTACTCACGCCTGCGTCGCGCCCGCTCGAGCGCCCTGCATACCGTAGCGGGGGACACGCCCAGCTCTCGCGCGACGGCGCGCTGGGATTCTCCGGCCAAGGTCCTGTTGATGGCGACCTGCAGTCGGGCCGATTGCAGGTAAGCGGGGCTAGGCTCACGTTCCCATCTGCGCTGCTGGCCACGAGCGCACGCCTCAGATCGCGCCTGCTCGCGCTGCTCGCGGAGCATAATGGCCTTGAGCTTCCAATCGCTCACTGGAACGCCTTGAGCATGGGGAACACCTCGACTGAGTAGAGCTCGCCCGTCCGCGACGCGTTGAGCTCGGGCGCGCGGGCCTCGAAGGTTGCGCCCTCCCTCGAGGTGGTCACGTTGACGATCTCCAGCACGTAGGGCCCGTCCATGGGCGCCCCGAGACTGTCGGAGCGGTACTCCCGATAGATGAGGCTGGGGCGCGTGTTTAGGCCGTTGCCCGCCCACACGTTCTCGATCTCCGTCGCGAGCACGGCGCCCAGGTCGCCGAGGGTGATCGACAGCGCCTGCACCAGGTCGTCGCGCCCCGCGATGGGCAGCACCCGCGCCGGGTAGTACACGTACGCGAACGGCCCTGCAGGCCCCTCGTGGGTCACGCTCACCCCATTGGGGGCGTTGCGCACGATACGGTACGTCTGCGAGAAGTTCGGGTGCGCGATCTCGAATAGGTCGAGCGCCACCACGCTCGGCGGGCTCGACAGGAAGAATTGGGATAGCAGGCTCACCGCGTGCCCTCGTAGGCCACGGCAACGAGCGGTAGCCCCGGTGGTATACCTGGCGGATCTACCATCGGCGCGGTGCTACCAAAGCGCACCTGGAGCATGCTTCGGCGCACGAGGCGCACCTGGTTGCCGTGGTTCCCCTCGACACAGGCCACCTCACCAGGGCCGAGGCCCACGACGATGCCACAATGCCCCGTCGCCTTGCCGGTAGGGAACCACATGACGTCGCCGGCCTGGATCAGGCAGGGCACGCGAAGGGACCGCCCGAGCTCCTGGGCGCTCGCCTGGCGCACCTCGGGCAGGCCAGGCACTGAGACGCACCAGCTAGCGAAGGCGGCGCACCAGGGTGAGCCGAGCTCAGCGCCGCACCGGCGCAGCCAATCGTCGATCAGGGGGGACCGGTTGGCCCCGGCGAGTTCGGTATGCCCCACGTTGCCGCAAGCGCGCTCGACGATGGCCTGACGCCTGGGGTCTAGCAGCGAAATGGCCATCGCCCATTCCGTCTTGGGGCCGAGGTCACCATCGTCCTTCAGCCGGTTGCCGTTCCAGTCCTTGTGCCATCGCTGGAAGGTCTTGAGGTCGTCGCCTTGCATCACGTCACTGTCCTCGCAACTACTACGCCGCTCACGCCGTTCGTCTGTGCGCCGGGGTATGCAGCAATCAGCGGCCACTGCCCGCCTGGCGCGGTCAGCGTGATGTGGGTCACCGATGGGATGCTGGCGACCTGGTAGACTCCGTCCAGCTCCAGAGGGACCTGACCGGCCTGCACGACCTGCGCGCCGGCGAGCTGGATCGGGTCGCCGACGAGCAGGAAGGCGTTGAAGTCCGTCGCGTACAGCGCCTGAATCTCGTTCGGCGAGATGAAGCGCATGACGCCGCCCGTGCATGCCAGCTGCTCGTGTCTGAGCTCTGCGCTGACCTTGTACGTCAGGCCGTTTACCTGCACCGTGCGCAGGCTGCCCGGCGTCAGCGTCACGCGGTGCCGCAGTAGCAAGTGGGACTCGGTGATGATGTCGATCAGGAAGGGCAGGGCACCCCGCGCGCAGTCCTGCCGAATGAAGGCCAGAAACGTCGCGAGCTCGGCCCTGTCGAGGAACCAGGTCACGCTGGCGCTGCCGGACGCGAACAGCTTGTCCGCGCGCAGCCGGGGCGCGCCACCATCGAGCTCGACCGAGACGACCTGATCGGGGTGCGACACCGAGTAGCCCGACTGCTCGGGAATGAATGGCAGGAGTGGGGTCGTCACGGGGTCTCGACCTCGATCCCCGGGCGCCTAGACCAGCGCTTGACCGCGTGCAGCTCAGCCACGTGAGAATCGTCGCTGTGCATCGCATCCAAGAGGGCCTTGACGCAGTTGTCTAGATCAGGTTTCTGCCGGTGAGGTTGCCCGTCCTGCTTCGCTTTGCGCGTCTCTGGCCAGTACTTGGGCATCTCAATCCAGAACGTGACGCGAGCGCCCTCGGGCACGGCCACGCGCAACAGCCTGACGGTATCCGCGAATGCCCTGAAGCGCATGACGCACGGGCGCTTCTTCCACTTGTCAGATCGCGTCTGGCGTGGCTTGGGGCACGGTGCAATAGGATACCTCACGAGCGCCTCCGCCTGGCCGTCGTGGTCTGCACCACGGCGCGCCCCGTCTTGCCGTGCGGGTTCATCATGTCGTTGGCGATGACGTCCGGGCCGTGCTGGCTCAGCACCCGACGCGCAATGATCTCGATGTGCCCCTCGTCGACCTGCCTGGCCTCGTGCTCTACGCCACCGGCCTGGTTGATGATGGTGACCCGCATTCCGCCACCGCCCCCCACCGAGCCCCCCGCGTTCATCGCCTCGAGTGCCTGTCGGTTGCGGGCCGTGGCCTGGGCGTTCACCACGAACTCGCGCCCGTGGACCAGGCCCGCCACGCCATCGATCGAGCCGTCACCCGTGTAGCCGCCCTCCTTGAAGGCCGCGGCCCCGATGAGCGTGCCCGCAGCCAGGGCAGCCACCCCGACGATGGCCGCGGTGGCACCCACCGAGTTGGTGCCGTAGCTCGCCAGCGACGTGGCCGCCGCAGCGGGTGCCATGGCCGTCGTAATGGCGCCGGCCTGCGCCACGGTCTCGGCCGTGGCCGTGGCCTGCAGCGCGCTCCCGATGGCCGCGTTGATGGCCATCTGAATCGGGATCTTGATGAGCGAGCCGATGACCTCGGCGATGATGCTCTGGCCGAGGCGCCTGACAGCCTGGTCGGTCTCGCGCCACGAGTCGCCGAACGCGATCGAGTGACCCACCAGGTCGCCGATGCTGTCGCCTACGCCGCTCAGCCCCTGCTGCAGGGTGCCGCCCGGTCCGAAGATTTCGGCCATCTCCTCGCCGAAGGTGCGCATCTGCGCCATCTGTTCCTGGCCCATGACCTCCACGGTGCCGGAGAAGCCATTGGCTGCGCCGAGGGCGCGAGCGCCTGTCAGGCCATTGGCCTCGGCGGACTGGCGAGCGGCCATCTCTGCCGCGGCCCCGGCCTTTCCCGAGCCCTCCCGCTGGATGCGCTCGTTCTCGATCTCGAGCAGCGCATTCTCGATTTCCAGGGCCTTCTCGATGCGCTCCACCGACTCGGCCTGCAGCCGCTTCTCGATCTCCAGCGCGTTGTTGCGCCGCAGCTGCTTCTCGATCAGGCCGAGCTCCTGCTCGTTCAGCTTCTCCTTTGAGGCTGATTGCGCCTTGAAGATGCCCTCTTGGACCTTGGCCTCGTCGGTCGCTTCCTGCGCCGTGCGCGACGAGTCGATGAGCTTCAGCAGCTCGTACTCGCGCTCGAGGTCGCGCAGGATCTGCTCGCTGGTCTTGCCGCCCTTGACCACCTTGGCGGCAGCTTTGGACGCATGGAGCCCACGGTTTGCGGGGTCACCTCGCTCGGCGTTCACCGTCGTGCTGCCCTGGCGCACGCCCGCCGCGTCGAGGATGCCCTGCGTCACCGTCCCGGACTTGGCCATGAACGCATCGAAGTCGTCATGCGGCAGGCCGTTCAACACCTGCCCGAGGATCGTGACACCACGCACGGCCATTGAGATGGTGTCTACGAGGCCGGCAACCATTAGCTCGACGCCGCCGAACATGTCGCGCAGATCCGGCAGTAGGTCGTTGAGCGAGCCGAATGCTCTCTTTGAGAAGAACTCGACGTTCTGCAGGCTCTCGACGAACCGCACCATCTCGGGGATGAGCCCGTTGACTTCTCGCGCGATCTTGATGATCCCCGACGCCAGGCCGTGTGTGGCTCCCGTGGCCTCGTTGATCTCGCCCACAAGCCGGGACACCACGTTGCCGACTACGGTCAGCGCCTGACCCACCAGGGGCACCGTGTGCAGCATCTTTTCGGCGAGCTCGGTTCGCGCCTCGGAGAAGGCCTTGACGATGATAGCGCCGGTGATCTTGCCCTCGGCGCCCATCGCCCGCAGCTCGCCCTGATTCTTGTGCAGGGATGCGCCGATGATGCGCATGATCTCAGGGGTGTTCTCCGAGACCGAGTTGAACTCGTCGCCCCGCAACGCGCCGGACGCCAGGCCCTGTCCGAGCTGGCGCAGGGAATTCGCCGCAGAGTCCGCCGAGGCACCGCTGATGACCGTCGCCTGAGACAGCTCCTCGGTGAGTTCGAGCACCTCTCGCTGGCTCAGGCCCAGACTCTTAGTCGAGTTCGCTAGGCTCTGGTAGGTCTCCCCCAGCGCACTCGCCGAGGTCAGGTTGTCGTTGGCAACACGGAACAGCTCACCCTGTACTCCCTTGAGCTCATCGGCACTGCGCGTGACGAGGCGCAGGCGGTTACCCATCTCGGTGTAGCCGTCTGCGATCTTGATGATCTCGCGCACGGCAGCGCCAGCCACGAGACCCTTGATGGCCGCTGAAAGGTCGAAGGTCGGCTTGGCTGACTTTTCGGCGCTCGCGCCAATGGCGGCGATGTCCTTCGCTGCGGCCTGCGCGCCGCTCGTCGAGACGACGATCCGGATGTTCTCGGTGCTCATGGCTTGACCACCTGGGTCTTGCTGATGGCGCGAGCCGAGGCGCGCAGCGCCTTCTGAACGAAGTTGGCCGGCGCCTGCGCGCTCCAGCCCTCGTTGAGTCGCTTGATGTAGGAACGATTGTTCTGAATCAGCAGGTCGCCACCTCCCGACGTGTAGCCGCCGATCACGGCTGCGTTCCGGGAAATAGCTCCCTGCGCATCCGTCGAGTCGGTTTCAGTAGTGATAGGCACCCCGATCGACACCTGCCAGTTTGCCCGCGCAAATCCCTTATCCACCGGCGTGGCCATGACGATGGTCTGATTCGCCACGATGGAGAACGTGCGCACGACCTTGTCGCACCTAGGCGGAACCTCGGCTGCGACGTCTGCCATTCGCTTGCCGAACTGGCCCAGGTCCATGGTTACCATTGCTGGGCCTCGTGGATGCGAGGTGCCCCCGGTAGACCACGTCCAGAGCCGTGACGTGGTGGTGCAGGTCGTCGCTCTGCTCCTCGTCGAGTCCCTTCGCTTGCCCGTACAGCTCGACGTCCCGCCATGGGATCGGCCCCTCGCTCATCCCGTACGAGCGGCATGTGTCGAGCTCCCAGAAGGCGCGCCAGTACAGCTCGAGCCCGACCCAGAGCGTCGGCTTGTCTCGAATTTCGGGTGGCAGAGGTTGGTTGTACAGCTCGCATTTCTCTCGGACCAGCCTCTCACTCGGGCCCTGCTCCAGCTGGTAGAGCAGGACCTCTGTCAGTTTCCCGCTTCGAGCTTCCTGGCGTGCAGGAGGTAGTTGTCGGCCTTCCTGGCCTTCGCCAAGACGTCCTCGAGGAACACGTCGAAGCCCGGCGTCTCGAACACGGTGATCATGTTCTCCGGAGTGTCGTCTACCAACGTGTCGCGCATGTCGATGCGACGACACACGTAGCCGTCAGCATCGGGTGTGACGCCCCCGGGCGGCGTCTTCATCGTCTTCATCAGCGTATCCCACTCCAGAATGACCGCGCGCACGAAGGCGGCGTTGACGGCTTTGGCTCGCGCAGCGTCCGCGATGGGTCCGACCTCGCCGCGCAGGGGCTTGGTGGCGCGCTCCACCTCGAGGGCCAGCCGAGCGCCACCGGCGCGGGCCAGCTTCAGTCGCACGTACTCCCACTGCGGGAAGACGATGCGAACGCCGTCGCGTTCCTTGATTGGGTCTGTTTCGTGGTCGAAGAGTGCCATCAGTACAGCTCATGCTTCTGCGTTGGGTCGAACTTCGCGGTTAAGGTGTGGAGTTGCGCCGAGGAGAGCACCCCGTGTGAATAGGCCCGGCAGAGGACTCGCGATATCTCGCGGTTCCACAACCGGTGGGTGAGGCGCAGGATCAGTTTCGTGAACACGTCGTCTCCTCAGGGCTGGGTCTGTGCCAGGTTCGGAAGCCAAAGGAACCAGGTCCACATGATGGTGTGGTCGAGGGCAGGGTTGACCTTCTCGCCCGAGTGCGCGACGAAGTCGCAGGGCACCATGATGGCCTTGTTCCGAGACACCTCGGCGCGAGCCTTGCTGAGCGTCATCAGCGGGAAGTCGATTGCGAACCCGCTGTTTTTGCTCGCGACGAACAGGTCGGCGGTCACGTCGACGTTCGCGCGGGCAGCGGCCAGGACGGAGATGTCCGCGAAGTACGGAGTCATCGAGCCCGTCACGTCCAAGCTGCCGATGGTGAACCGCGCCGCTCCGACGGACCCGAGTGCCAGATTGCGCTCGATGTTGTTGTTGATCGTGAAGCTCAGTGACTCGGTGATGGCCCAGAGTGGGTTGGGCGCCTCGTCGGCAACGACTGTGTTGACCTGGGCGACGCGGAAACGGCGCGGGTCCGAACTCGTATTGACGGCGTCGACGTTGGGCAGGGCTGGGCGGTTTCCCGTCTTGACGCCCAAGACACCGGTGCGCGTCTCCTCGTCCTTACCCATGAACTTCATGGTTGTGGTGATCTTCGAGGCGGGCTTCGCGTCGAAGGTGTACTCGCTGGCGAGGCACCCGACCTCGTATTGGCTCTGCACCTGGGCGGGCGAGGCGTCGTCCGGTGCGCCGAGTGTGCGCTCCCACTGCGTGGGCTTGGTGACGAACAACACGCCTTGCTCGTTCTTCAGCGCGCCCGTTACGATGAAGCGGATGGTTTTGCCGGTGCCGGTCTCGGCGATCATGTCGAGGTGGCTCTTGTCGACCTGCAGGTTCGTGGCCGTGGCGGACAGCACGCGCTTGCTGCCGTTGTTGGCGGCGTTCACGAACTGCTCGGCAGCCAGGTCGCCGCCCACATAGACCGACTGCCCTGGCGCCAGCGCGAGCCGCGTCGTGAAGTTGGTGGCGGTCGAGGTGTAGGACGCGAACGGTCCGCTGATGACCACGTTGATGTCCGCTGCAGCGCACTGGATGCCCACCTTGACGAGCGTCGCGCCGGCAGCGAGCGTGCCGTTGTTCAGGCCGGCGACGACGACGGTTGTGCCCGTGGCGCTGGCGACCAGATACGCCCCATCGCTGCCCAGGCCAGAGCCGGACAGCAACACGATGTCATTGGCAACGAAGCCAGCCATGCCCGTGCCATTGATGGTCGTGCCGCCCGTGATTGTGGTCAGCGTCGCGGCCTGCACGAGCCCGCGCTCGTTGGCGAACATGAAAGCCTGCAGCAGCGCGCGCTGATTCGTCAGCGTGAAGTCCTGCTCGATGGTGACGCCGGCCTCGACGTCGACCACAGAGCCCTTCACGCTCTGCCTGTCGGCGTTGATGATGTCTCGGGACATCGTCTTGATGTCGCCGCCGAAGTCGGGCTCGGTGTTCGGTTCGGCTAGGATCCAGTCCGGAGTGACCGGCAGCGCGCCCAGCGTCTGCTCGAAGGCGTAGCGGATGCTGGTGTTGTTCGAATCCTGGCCTGTCACTGCTGTCATGGGCTGCTCCTACTGAATCGCGGGGGGTGGTTCGCTCAGACCTTGGTGAGCGTGACGAGGTACTCGCCCGCCTCGAGCTCGGGTGCGTCGGGGTTGGTCACCGTGAAGTCGAGCCGTGCCGAGGGCGTGAACTTGCTCCATGGCTTGTTTTCTTCGCCGGATACGGCGTTGAGCCCGTAGGCTACGGACTTGTCGCCGAGCAGTTGCTTGGTCGCGCTTGCAAGTCGCATCTTGAGTGTGAGTGACATGGTGTTGCTCCTATGGGTGCACGTGCGCCCACGATTTGCGGTTGACTATGCGCGACACCACCGATGGTATCACGCCGAAGCGGGCGCCTATCTCTGCTTGAGTGGCGCTGCAAAGCGCGTAGTTGGCACGGATGTCTCGCACATCCTGCTCGGTAAGTCGCGCCTGGCAGTTCAGGATACCGGCTGGCGCAGCGCGGTTACGCCTGCGTCCTTTGCGATCCATGTCCGCGGTGTTCTCTGCGCTGGTGCCCTCGAATAGGTGCGCCGGGTTGCAGCAGGGCCTGTTGTCGCAGCTGTGGCAGCAACACGGCTCGGGCCATCGACCATGCGCCAGAAAGAACGCTGTGCGGTGAGCCGTCACATTCCGACCGTCTAGCCACATGCGGCCATACCCGTCCGCGTCGACAGGGCGCGTCCAAGGGTGACACGCATCAGGCCCTCCAGAGCGATCGACCCTGGACCAGAAGCGCTCGATCTGCTCAGGCGATGGTGTCATACCTATACCCAATTCTGACGTTCGTCTTGCGCCAAACCCCTTCGGGTCCCACGTCGTCGACGGTCTCATCGAGAAACCACACGCCGCCTGGGCTGGTGCGCTTGCCGCGGTACGCCCCGAGCACGGCTTGGGCGAGCGCTTGCGCGGCCGCCCTGCCGTCGCCGCTCATCGTGTAGAGCTCGACCGTCAGGAGCCCCGAGGACTCGTAGCGCTGGCTCCCGATCGAACTCCCGATCGAGGCTGCTCCCGACGAGTCGTCCGAGATGCTCACGCGCGCCCACGGCGCAGCCTTCGGCGGAAAGCCGGGTCCGGGCGCCACGTCGGGGTAGTGCACGGGCAGCGCGGTCACCTGCGCCGGCAAGAGCGCCAGGATTTCGTCATGAGCTTGGCTGAGCGTACAGGGCATCAGGGCTCATTCCCGCAGGTGCCGCACTTCAAATTGCGGGCTGCCAGCTGCGTAAACTTCCAGTCCTCGTACGCGGCCAGTGTATCGTTCAGCTTGCCTTCGCCGCATTGCCAGGATGTGACGTGAGCGCCGAGGTTGACGAACGCGACGAAGCCTCTGATCTCGCCCGACTTGGCGCGCTCGAGCATCTGCTCAAGGCCCTTGACGACACGCTCGTCCGGCACGGCCTTGACCTCGGACAGGTGCTTCAGGTTGCCCACGCTCGTGGCCGTCTCCATGGGCTTCATTCGGGTCACTGACCCATGCAGCGGGCATGCGTCGTGGGCTGTCAACCCATCGGCAAAGCAGTCATGAGCGCAGAGCTTGCTCATCGCGCCACCCCGACATAGCTCAGCAGGCGCAGAGTGGCGGGCTGCAGCGAGCTGACGCCCACGATGCGCCAGACGGACGCGTCCGAGTCGAGCAGCTCGCTGTAGTCGCGGAGGTCGTCGGGGCCGGCGACGATGGCCACCTGTTCGCAGTGCGCCACCCAGTCCACTAGCTCGGCATTGAGCCCGAGTGTCTGCAAGCTGCTCGGCTCGACGAACACGGCGGAGACGGCCAGCGTGATCGCCGTGGCACGAGGATCCACCGGGCCCCGCCATGGCTTCGCGGGATCCGGTGGAGTGGAGTTGAGCCGGCGCAGCGTCACCGAGCGGCCCTTGTCGGCGACCTGCGCGAGCGCGATTGCTGCGATGCGACCGTAGTCGAAGGCCATTATAGCGCCCCCCAGTGGGAACGCGTTCGACGCCGCTGCGGCTGGTCACGCACGATACACCGAGCCCTGGCTCTTGCAGATGAGGTACCGCAGCAACGCGTTCACCTCGGGATAGACCGGTGCGAAAGACGCACTCGGAGACGCACCATCAAACGTCACCTCGGTCTCAATCGCAGCCACCTTGACGCGGTCGCCGACCACGGTCCCGCCCACGTTGACGGTCGGGTCCGGGCTCAGGTCAGCGGCTAGGGCGCGCTGGGCGAGCTCGATGGTCGCCTTGACGAGCTCCGCCGGCAGCACCGCCGGGTCGAGCAGCAGGCAGCCATCCCGGTCGTAGACCCCGTAGCGCGGCCATTCGAGCGCCTGGGTCGTGAGCAGCCGATACCCGAGGAACCGGAAGCGCTGGTCGAGGAAGTCCGTGCCTCGGATGAGCGCCTGCTCGACCTGGGGCTGCGTCTGCGTCGGCACGAAGCCCCGAGCAGACCAATACGCCAGCGCCGCAGCGTAGGATGCATAGCTGTTCGAGTTCGACAGCCCGGCGCCAGTCTCCAGAATCAGCGCCAAAAGACGCCTCCTGCGCGCGTTTGCGCGAGGTGACGGATATTAGGCCGGGCGACCATGGACACACCCTTAGGGTGCTACGGTGTTCAGTGTCCGTCCACAAGTAACCGTATCTGTTGGCCTATGCCACACTAACCCATGCCTCTTGGGGCGCGTAGGCAACACTAACGGCTTGCGCGTCTTGCGTGTTTGGTGCAGCTAATTTGGGTGCGCCACGTCATCCCCAAAGCTTGCGTCGTCGTCGCTTCCGTCGGGTTCTGCGTCGCGTGCTTTCTCGCCAAGACACCTCGCGACACTGCGCCCCGAGAGGTGCTGTTTCGTTACGTCGACACGTCGATCCCTGCCGTCAGTGAGGATGAGGTCCCTGCCGTCAGAGCAGGTCAGGTCTTTGACATCTTTGACGTCAGAGCGGGTGCCCTGAACCCTGAGACAGAGACCATCATCGTCGACTACGCGGACGTTAGAGAGTAGTTACTGGTTCCCAGGCTTCGAGGACTCGCAGATTCCGTTCTCGACGCCCCCAACGTGATTGCATGGGTTTTCGAGATTCACATCGTGGATCGTGCCGTTGGACGTCTGGAATCCGCCGCTGTAGATCTGGAAGGCAGCCAGCATCTCCGGCGTAACCGCGTTGAGGACCTCGTTGATAGTGTCAAGGTGCTTGCAACGACCGACCGGGTTCATGATGCCATTGACGAAGTGCGCCCACCCTAGGGAGTGCATCACCTCATGCGTTCCAACGTAGCGTCCCATGGACACCCGGTCGGATACGCTGCCCGCGGTGCCTGACGGTGTCACAGCGCATCCAGTAGGCAAGCCCGGAGACGGCGCAGCATTGGCCATCAGGATGTTTGCTGGCGCCAGCCGAATACGTCCGCCCGTGTACTGCATGGCGTAGCCCTCATCAACTAAACTGTTTGGGCCTCGACCCAGCTTGCTCTGACGGAACGTGCCGGGGGGAAACGCGAAAGACCCGAAGTTCGACACAGACGTATTGTTGTCGCAAGCTAGCGTTACGTTGATCCGATTGGCCGAGATCCCGGGGCGTTCGTTGTCGATGGCCACAACGAAACCGTCATTCCCATACTCGTATAGCGTGCGGATGGCATCGTACATGCCGCCGTAGATGTCCTGCTGCATCGCGCGAGTGACCGCGATGTTGGTTCCAGGAATGAAAGGCTCCGGGCCAGTGCAGTTGCCGATATTGGTGTACCGCGCCGTCAGGTAGGTGGGGAATTGGCAATTGCTGTTGCCTCCGGTTGCGCCGGAGAAACAAGGCCCGTTAGTGGTATCGGCTATCCCGTAATACTCGGCGCTGTGCCACGCCTGCTGGGCGCGCCCTATATCGCGAGACCCGAACTTCAGGTTCGCCTCGTAGGCGTCCACGATCTCCTTGACCCCCGCCGCGGGAATCATCGGGCCATCGTCGGGGAACAGGAACCGGTATTGTTCGGCTAGCTCGAACATCTCCAGCTCCTGCCCGTCCAACGGTTCCCCGTCGATCTGCCCCGCCGTGTCGACCACTGCGTTCCAGTCACGCTCGCTCGGCAAGTCATCGAGCCCAGATTCGTCCGGTGCGCCGCACCCAATCACGCTCAGCGCGAGCGCACCAAGCAAGGCAATCGCCCAGTTTCTGAATTGATTCATTTCTGTCTCTTCTTTCTGCTGCTTGCGCAGCGGGGAATTTGGCCGCACCTCTCCCGCGTGTTTCACCGATGGAACACTCATTGACGGACGTGTGCCTATGGCCACTCGGGGCATGGCCCGAGTTACCGATGCGTCGAATTTACCAGCCCAAGCTCGCGCTATGGTGCTGCGTCGTGACCCACTAACTGGCTATCTTGGGCCCGAGCCTGCGCGTTGATGTTGCGCCAATCGGGGTTGGCTCCGGATGCGCCCCATGGCTGACGGACTCACAACGCGCAGGCTCGGGCCCGTGAAGGCCTCAGTCGACTTCGAGCGACGGCTCGCAACTCTCCCAGCTGTGCACAGTGAGCACGTACTCACCGGGCCAGTCGCGATAGATGCAGAGCCGATTCTGGCCGCTCAACTCATCGTGGTCGAGGAGCAGCCAGCGTTCCCCCGTACCATCAGAGCATGACATAAGCGTCAATAGCGCGCATGCAACGATTCGTTGAATCACCGTGCAACGGGTGTCGAATTCAGTGCGCGAACGCGGCTTGAATGCAATTGCTACACAGCTGAGCAGCGCCTTCATTCCTCATCCTCCGTTACCTTGCCCAGCACGCGATCGAGGTTGCGTTTGACCATATTCTTGCCAGCGCCCTTCTTGGCTGATTTGCGCCAGCCTTCGCTACCAGGCTGAGCGATCCTACAGCGTCGCCCTCCACTGACGCGCAGCGCCGCGTCTTCTTCGGAGTCGGAGATGCCTGGCTGCGGCTTGGGCAGCGCGTCAATCCAGCCCGGTTTAAGCGTCATGGCGACACCGCCCAAAGAATGAGCGTCGTCACGACACACACCACCCACCCCGCGACCATCTGCACCGTTGCGTTCGACCTGCGTGGCGGGAAGTCCGTTATGCGCATCGTCGGCAACTGCTTGCGCCGCGCCGGCGGGATGTAGACTGGTGTGGGTGCGACGCGAACCGCCGAGCGGCGGAGCTCGAAGGGCTGCTCGTCTGGCAGGTGGAACGGCGGCGCGACACCGATCATGGTCCCGCGGAGTACGCGGTTTATCTGGCTCATGGCGCCCGCCGATCGACCACGCATCGGCCCATGCAGGTCTTGGGTGCTGCTCGGCGCAGCTGTGCGCCAAGTATCGAGCGCGTCCCGCCGCAGACGCCACAGAGGCAGAGCCACTTCACGTGGCCGTGCACGTTGTTGCCATGGCGCCGCAGCACTGTGACTGCGCCGTAGACCTTGCCCGCTTCGTCGATCACGTGGCCCCTTCCGTGCTTCATGGCGACCACCTCGTTAGCTGTGCCTCCAACTCCGCGCACCGGGCATCGGCGGCTTTGCGTACCTCGGACTCGTTGAACTCGGACGTGCGCAGCTTTCCGACCAGCTCGTTGATGTGCGCCTCCAGCACGCCGATGCGTTGCTTCAGGTTCGAAACGATCAGGCACTGACACCCAGGCGGACAGGCGTCACTCTCTCGGGACGGCCCGATCGCTTTGTCGACCGCCACGATGAACCCGTGAGCGTCCTCGTCGTGACAGATTGCAGGCAGCGCCTTGAACGCCGCCGACACCCGTCCCAGCGTGGAAGACAGGTCATCGTTGATGCGCATTATCTTCGCAACAACCCGAGCCGTGTCGCCGTGGGATGACGCGACGGACGCTGCCAGCGCTGCCTCGTCTGCTGTAAGCAGCGCTCTCGGGAAGGTCGGCTGAGCCGGCGGCGCTTCGGAATCCGAACCCTGGGCGCTGGCGCGACCCAACACCAGGATTACCTCCGATCGCATCTCCTCCCGCGTGCAGTCGCCCTCGCCGTAGCGCTTGGCGACCGACATCAGCTCGAACATGCAGCGGTTGCGCGCACACTCGCGCTTCAGCTGCTCGATCTCGCCGTTGGTGCGCTCTGCCGTGGAGTCTCGCACCGCTTTGAGCCGCTCGATCTTCTGCTCCAGCCGCGTGATCTGGCGCGCCTGTTGCTCGATGCCTGTGGCCTGCTCGTCGGCGCGGGCCATCTCCTTCTTCAGGCATGCCTGAGTTTCTGTGCATGCGTCCTCCAGCTCAGCGACGCGGGCCTGCAGGGAGACGATCCTGTGTTCGTCATTTAGAGAAATGACGGCCACTCTCCGTAGCTTGTCCTCCAGCTCCACGTTCAGTGCGCGGAGCTTATCCATCTCCTCCAGGCGCGCGTTGTGGGTCTGGACTATCTCGCGCGCGAACTGGATCGCCTCCAGCTCGTCCGTCGTTTGAGTGAGCGACTGCGCCACCTGTTCCTTGGTAGGCGGTGAGTCTCCTACCCATACGGCGCCGGGAAGTTCTGCGTTGCCCCACATCTTCGGTACCGACGAGGGCGCCTGGTAGCTGTGGTACTCGTCCTCCGTCATATCCGCTTGCGCCGGGACGGGCCCATTTGGAGAACACCCGTGGCACCAGTCATCGTTGACGCAGCCGCAGCGTCGTTGCGCCGGGGCGGGCGAGAGAATCTCAAGCAGTTCCAACTTGCCGCCCATGGCCCCCACTTTGAGCGCAAATGCCCTCACCCTTTCGAGCTTCGCGGCCTGGCTCTGATACCCAGTCAAGAGCCCCCTGGCGAGCTGTATGGCCTCCTGGTGCCCGTCCAGTTCGCCCTTCAGGTCCTCCACCTGAGCACGCAGCCGGTCCGACGCTTCGCATCCACACTTGTCTTCAGTCACGCCAGCACCTCGACTTCCTGGTTCGCCATCAACTCGCCAATGCTGCGGCACAGCCGCAGGCGGTCGCCCTCGGACGCAGCAGAGAGCAGTCGATGCCCCGCTGCGATTTGCTCGAGCTCGGGCCAACCAGCGCTTCGCGGCGCTTTCAGCTTCACCTGCTGCAGGTTCATGGCTTTGCCTCCCGCCGGGCGAGCTCGGCCACGGCTAGCTGTGGCAGACCGCGGGTAATCTGGGAGGCGTCGACCCAGCTCCGGAGTAGCTTCTCGGGCAGAACCGCCATCGCATCCAGGACTGCCTTCTGCGCGGCGGTCGCGATGTGCAGGCCTTGGGTGGCGAGCAACGGGCGCAACCTGTCTAGCAGAACCCAGTACTCGCCTGTGGACGCGCCGACGTTCACCGCGCCGTCACTTGCCTCCGGGCGGGACAGTTCGACTATGCGCAGGCCCTTGTCGAGCAGCGCCACGCGCAGGTCATCGATGCGCAGCGTGTACATGAACGTCCCGGTGTGGTCGACGCACATGATCCGAGCTTCCGGGTCGCGCTCAGCCACGGAGCTCCTCCAGTGCGTCCGAAACGCACCCTACCCAACACCCCGATTCGTGGCCCTCCAGCTTCTTCAACGCCTTATCCACCCGGGACTGCAAAGCGGCCAGCGCTGTCTCAGCTGTGCCCTTGCCGTCGCCGGCCATGCCCAGGAGCTCCTCGAGCTCCGCCACGCGGGCCGCCAGGGCCAGCGCATTCTCGCGCTGCACGTGCGCCGCTCGCACATCCCCTGCCGGGTCAACGCGCGCCTCGAGGTCGTGAACAAACACCCTCAACGGCTCGGGCAGCGCGTTGATGGCGGCTGACAGGTCGTGTCGGTGGTCCATTAGTCGTCTCCCGGCTGACGCCCGACGAGCGTGTGGATGGGGCGATTGGACTGGATGGCCATGGATCCGTCCGTGACCACGGCGGTGGCCCACGCCAGCGCCTTGACGCGCTGAGCTTCGGTCCACGTCGACAGCACCTTGCTGGCGCCGCGGAACGACCAGTCATCGGTCGCCTCGGCCAGGGTCTCGTGGAGCTCGACCAGGTCGACGGGAGTGGCCTGTGCCGGCGCTGACGAGATCGGGATGGCCCCGGCGGTATAGTCCGCCGGGGCGGCAGCAGGCGATGACACGGCGGACGCGGGGGTGGGCGTCTCGGTGTGTTCTTTCGCCTGTGCCGCCCCATTGGTCTTGCTCTTGTCCGCAGCGGCGGCCGCGGAAGCCGGGCCTTTGTGCGAAGCGCCGGCGCCACCATCGGGCACATCCGACCTTTCCGCTGCCGCCGCATTGGTCTTTTTGCCGATCGAGTAGCGTCGCCCGTCGACAGCTCCCTGCACCGGGCTTGGCGCGGGCTCGCCGGTTGTCGTGATCGGCTCCTCGCCGACCTCGCCGTCGGTGGCACCGTAGGCCGAGCCGAGCAGCCGCTGGTAGATGCGGAACAGCATCTTTCGCTCAGCCTTGCCCAGTATCGCGTCCTGACCCATGCCCGCGTTGATCTTGACCGGTATGCGCTGGTCCGGGCCGTCCTTCAGCTGCTGGCAGTCGATGCGCATCTCCTTCCCGTCCAGCTTCCACGTCGCGGTGTACGGCACCAGTGCGCCGCGCTCTCCAGCGATATGCGCAACGCCCGGCTCCAGCACGAGGTCGCGCAGACCGCGGAACTCCAGCACCTGGCGCGAGTACCCGTTCTTCGTTCCGTAGAAGCGTTCAGCGATGATGTTGAACTCGTTTCCAACCACGTTGAAGCCGCGGATCATCGCTTCGATGGCGCACTCCCGCACGGTGGCGAGCGGATAGCCCGGCCCCGGCGAGCCGTCCTTGTTCTTGTCCTTGTCGGTCAGGAACCCGAGCGTGCTGCCTTGCAGCGGCATCAGCGCGTGTTTTACGAATTCATCGTTCAGGGCCAAGCGCATCTCACGGATGCCTTTGGCCATCCGGATCGCCTGCTCGAACTTGGGCAGCTCACGGATCGAGATGATCCCGCACTCGCCGATGGCCCTCTCGATGGCCGTGCACACCGCGTCTGCTCGCTCTGTCTTGTCGCTCATGTCGCCCTCCGAACAGTCAACTTGGTGACCGTGTTGATCTTCACCGCATCCGCATCTTCGAGCGCCTTGCGCAGCTTCCGCACCGCGCCAGCGCCCTGGCCTTTGCCCGCTGCCTTCGCGACCAGTTCCTCCGCCCTGGAGACGCGCAGCTCGATAACGTCCGCCATCTGCTCATTGCCCAGCGCCGACTCGAGCACGGGCCACGCAGCGCGCGTATCCAAGCCCCGCCGCTCTTCGTGCTGCAGCGCCAACCTGTATAAGCCTCCAGTGACCTCACCGTGTTTCATTACGTGTTCACGGCACGCTTTGCGGTACCGCTCCGCGTAGAGCGCGACGCGGTCGGCCATGACGAGACCCTTGATGAGTTCGTCTGGATCCATCGCAGCCATCAGGTCCGCGTCCTCGACCCGAGCGACCGTCATCTGGTCGCTAAACACTTCGACGTCGCGTCGCACCAGCGCTTTGCGAGCAGCGCATTCGTGATCCCGGTGACAGTGCTTGCAGTGGTCTCCGGGGCGGTACGTGCCGTCCCAGTGCACGACTTCGCTGCGCAGTCGTTCCAACCAGATCGGGAGCTGTCGCCGAGTCATCGAGTAGGGCTCGAATTCGTTCTCGCGCACCCACATGATGCCGCCAGCAGCGCGCTCCAGCTCTCGCCAGGTCAGCAGCACCAGCGCGCAGTAGCCGAGGATCTGTTCCGCGAACGGCTTGTCGACTCTGCCGTCTTTCCAGTCACCGGGGTGCGCCGTGTTTGCACTCACACCGAGCACATCGACGTGACCCGTGAGCACGAAGTCTTCCTCTTCGTAGCTGAACTCCTGGCCGTAGCTGAGCGCGACTTCGGTCGAGGCATTGGGGAAGCTCTCGCGGATCTGGTTCCAGAGCTTCTGCCCGAGCGCCAGGAGGGATCGCAGCTCCCCCTCGTTTACGTCGTAGCGGCGAGCCAGATCGGGAACCGCGTCCCAGTCGACGGAACCGGTCTCGACCATGTGCGCGTGACCCTCGTGCGCGGCGCGGCCCATGTACGCGGCCTCGTTGGCGGCGTCGATCACGAGCTCGCCGCGGCGCACCGAGCCGGGGCAGAGGAACGCCAATGGCAGGGCACTGCACCTGAGAGCGAGCTTGCTCATGACTCCCCCTGCGCCACGAATGCGTCTAGTCCGTCCGCGGCGCGGGCGAGTCGGCCCAGGGCAACGTTGACCGCTGCGGTTGCCTCGGCTCCGCAGCTCAGATCGAAGAAGCTCAGTTCGCGAATGGACGCCGCGAATGCCTTGACCTTTTCCAGGTCTGGGCGCAGCGCAGCGGCCCTGCGCGCTTGCTCCGCCTGGCGCTCGATCGCCTCCAGGCGCAGGTTCTCTTGGGCTACCCTTGCGCGTTCAATCTGGGCTGCGGCGTCGCGCTCTGCCTGGGCGCGCTCACGCTCCGCAGCCAGGGCCCGTCTCTCCGTCTCGATAGTCTCACGCTCGGCGCGCATGGCAGCGTCCTGGGCTCGGCGTTGGGCCAACCGCGCCGTTTCCTCGGCAGCCCGTGCCTCGTCTTCCTTGCGCCGCTGCTCGGCGAGCTCGGCACGCTCGGCGGCCAGGCGCTCCCGCTCGGCGGCGAGCCGGGCTTCCTCGGCCTTGCGCTCCTCCCGCAGCTGCGCCTCGAGCGCGAGCCGCTCGGCGTCCTCGGCCTGCCTCTTGGCGAGTGCCTTGGCGTCGTCGACGGCGGCTTTCTTGAGGCGCAATGGCTCCTCGATGCTCTCGACCAGGGCCGTCAGCTCCTTGGCTACACTATCGACCTTGCGCCCGTAGGCGATGCTGTCCGCCTTCAGGTCCTTGCGGCGCTTCTCGATTGCACCCCGGGTGCCTCGGCAATGCGCGATGGCCTTGACCCCAGCGGCGTACCCCGCCGGCGCGTCAAACGTGATCGCCGCGAACTCCGCGCGCGTGGCCTGAATGTCCTCCGGGCTGACCGGATAGCTGACGACGACGCTCGACGTCTCCGCCGGCGCGTCGCTGCGTACTTGCCTCAGCATGGGTAACCCCCGTGGCGCAGGCGCCAGTCCTCGAGCGCACACTCGACGGTCGGGCCGTGGCCCACCACGTGAGCGCGTGGGCCCGCGTCCTCCGTCGGGTCGATGCAGATGGTGCAGAGAGCCTCGAACCCGTCCGCGACCTCCGTGACCAGCGGCGCGTTGCCGCAGTGGCATATAGACACATCGAACGTGGCGACGAACGCCTCGTCGAGTTCCTGGCAGCCGTCGCATAGCCCGGAGCCTGCCATGCGGCACGCGCTCGCCGGCAGGTAGCTCATGCAGTCACCGCAGAACACCAGCGAGGGCTGCGTGCGCGTGTATTCCTCGCGCTCCACTGTGCCTTCGCAGTTCAATTGAGCCCCCCGGGGTGGCGATCGAACAACTCACGCGTGAAGGCCCGTTGCCGCGCGGCCTCTCGGGCCATGGAGTATCGCTGCCAGACACCGCGTGCCAACCAGCCTATGCCCATGCCTACCGCCAGCTCCCCGGCTGCGGCGGCGTACCAAAGGAAGTCATTCATTTGCTTGCGTCTCCTTCAACCATGATCGGGTCCGCCGATGTGGCGTACCGCTGTGCTTCTTGAATCTCTGAGAACGTCACGATGCCCACGCGGAACCGCCACGACTCCTGGCGCGCCGACTCCTCCCAAATCTGCATCGCTAGCTCTCCCCACATGTCGACGGGGACGTACTTGATGCGCTCGTCCCAGCTCATCGCTGCCCCTCCAGCCACGCCTTGACCTCTTCGAGGTCGTTGGCGCGAGCCAGGATCGAGGCCGCCACGTCGCGTAGCTCTCGGATCTTGTCGCCCAGCTCGATCGCCGCGACAGGCGCTGGCGGTGGCGGCACCGTCTTCGCTGCTCGAGAGATGCTCATTGGAGCGTCTCCGGGGCGAAGGTCGTGCACTCAGACGTCGCGCAGACGAGCTCTAGGGAAGCCTCGTCGATAACGTATTGCGTGCCCTGCTCTAGGCCGTCCTGCATGAGCGAGCCCTTGGCCGTGGTGTGCCCGCAAGCGCTCAGGCCGTGGCCCATCGCGTGTCCGATCGAGTAGCCCCAGCCGGCGCAGTGCCACGGCGGAGTCAGGTCGATGTGGATCCAATCGGTGGATACCCATTCGCCCGTCTCCTCGTGGAACTTGGTCGACGTCAGCTCACACGCAGTCTTTCCATTGGGGCTCACGAGGTCGTCCTCGACCGTGACCGGCGCGCCCTCGGTACCAACCAGGATCGTTCGACCCGTGGCGGCGCTCCACCGCTCGGCCCAATCCTCCACGACGTCTGCAAGGGCCGCTTCCGGTGCGAGGCGCAGCGTCCAATCCTTACCTGATCGCTCAGGCGGCGAGGAGCAGCCCCAGCCGTCGATCATGAGCAGACCAAACAGAGCCGTTCCGAGCAGACAGTGGGTTACGCGGCGCATTGAATTGCACTCCCGTGTGGTGACGTGACGCCGCGAGCCGGCGGCAGCGGGTGTTGGGCCTATGCCTCGAACCGCTGCCGCCGGGTGTTGGCGTCCGAATACATGTCCTAGTATGCGTGTCCTGGGACACGTGTCAAGTAAGCCACGCGAAAAAGTCCGCCATGGGGTGCCGGAACCCCTGCCGAACGGCCTCACGCGCCACCCGCAGCGCGTCGTCGGGGAACAGCTCCGGCCTGTGATAGACGAGCCTGTGTTGCCTCAAAAACGCGCGTTCCGCTTCGCCCGGCTCGCGCTTGCTCGGAGGTGGCTCCGAGACGGCGTAGGATGTGGTACCGCTCGATGTTTCGAGCATCCCACTTGCTGGGCGTGAGGCCCTTCGGGGCTTCGTCCGACTTCCTGACTCGTATGCACCAGGCCACAGACTTGCCTGCGCACTCCGCGCATCGGCGGCAGGCGCCGTGCTTGCTCCACCGCGGGCGCTTTTCGCACTTCGTGCAGATGCGCGTGTCGTCCTGGTCTTCATCGGGTTCCATGACGCTCCTGCTCCAGCGCAGCGGCCAACGCGGTCAGGTGCTGGCTGAGGACTCCCGCGCTCTTCGCGCACCGGTTCAGGTCGAGCCCGGGGCAAAGCATCTGGTCTCTGCTCAGGCGCCTGGCTACCCGCCCGAGCACGGCTGCGTCGGCACGGAGCGCGTTCGCGTACTCTCCGATCGGGTCTTGCTCAGGCTCGCGCTGCCGCTCGAGGCAGAGCTCGTGCGCTACTTGTGGGGTCAACGTGCTCACTCCCCACCTCGCAACCACACGAATGGCTTCGTGGTAGCGCTCAGGTAGAGCGGGTGCTGCGGGTGACCCTGCTTGGTGAGCTTCAGCGCGTGGACCTCGATCCCGTTTAGGTACATCGCCAGTCTCAGCGTCGACGCCTGTGCCGGTCGGATGTTGTTCCCCCAGCAGGCAATGAAGATCGCGCCGGCCTTGGCCCACCGGAGAATGTGGCCGAGGTTGTCCTCGCCGCACGGGTCGTTCTGCCGCAGCATCGCTTTCGGGTCGGTGCTGCGGAACGCATAGGCGTTGACCTTGGCGTAGCCGTCGTAGCCCCAGTCCTTGGAGAAGTTGACCTCGCGCGTGACTGTGGGGTCTGGCTTGACGGCGTCTGCTGTGCTCGGGTTTAGGCCGCACCAGACGGCGATCCTGTTGCCCGTGCCCCAGGTCCGCGTCAGGTCGTATCGGTAGCGGCCACATGGACTGAAGGTGGCCGAGCTCACAGCTGCACCGCCTGGCCATCGCGGATCTCGAAGTTACCCCACCACCCGCGCGAGCCCTTGCACGGCAGGAACGGGAGCGGCTGCACGTCCACCAGCGAAAAGCCGAACTGACACGGCATGTGCCATGCGTGCTGGCAGCGCCACACTCTCGGGTCGTCAACGCCACAGGACGGGGCGCATGGTCGGTGGACATGCGATAACGTTGCTTGCCCGACGATTCCGCCGCGTGGCAGCTGTTCCATCGGCGGCACGCGCTTGGCCACACTGAGCGCACCCAGCGCTATGCATGTGTCGATCGCGTCGTCGTACTGCGCCCGAGTGATCCCCATGGATGCGTGAATCAGGAACGGGCCTCGGACGTTCGTGTTCCACGTGCGGTTTTCGATGCGCTTGCCGCCGTAGACCACGATCCAGGCCCACGGCTGCAGAAGAGACAGGGCTCTCACGACGCCACCTGCTCGCAGAGCTGCATGCCGGGCAGCGGGCGCGAGCGCCTTCCGCACTGACCCTCATCCTTCGAGGTGCTGATGCCGTATCCACGACTGTACGGGTAAGCGCGCCATGTTGAACACTCGCGCTCGTGGCGCATGGGTTCGGCGTATGGGCCGTACAGGAATCGACACGGGTGAACCTGGGGCAATGGGTCTCCCGGCAGCCAAAACGCGAGCGCTTGCAGCCACGCGGGAGCCGACTCATCGTGCAGCTCATCGTACTCGTGACCGCAGTCGAGTTCCTCCGCCGGCCACTCGCCGTTGCCGGACAGCTTCTCGCGTAGGTGCTTGTGGATAGCCTGACAGGGCGGGCAGCGCTTGTACGTGCGGATGCCCTCCCATCCGGCGCGAATGTCGTAGTAGATATCTCCCGGCGCGATGGGTCTGTCACACGCATCACACGAGTGGCCCTTGCGCGCGACGCGCCGGCTCTCGTTGTAGAACGAGTAGTGTCCGTCTGGTTCGCCGATGCTCATGGCACCCTCCGGCGGGCCAGCACCAACCCCATGAGCTCACGGAACTCCGGCTCGCTCAGCTTGTCCGATCCGCAGTAAAACGTCCGCGTCAGACGCAGAATCGCCCGGTCGATGTACTTGCGCTCGTTCGCCGATGCGCGCTTCTGCGCGGATGTCTTGCGCTTCACGCGACCACCTCCCCGAGCGGATCGTCACCCTGCTGCTCACCGAGCGCGCACATCACTGCGGCGTCCCACTCGCCACAGCGCATCACGATGAGCCTCCCCGCCCGACCGCACCTCGCAACGGCGTCGAGCAGTCCTAGCGTGACCGGCGCCTCCGCGGGCGTGCGTTGCTCGTACAGCCACTGCAGCGCTTCGCGCACCCAGTACCGATTGACGAGTTCGCCGAGGACGCGTTGCCAGTCTGGCTCGCGCTCGCACACCATGGAGTCCCACTGTCCGCCGCGGCGATTGGCCCAGCTCGACAGCTCTCCAAAGCTCAGCACGGTCTCGCGCTGAAGCGTCTCCTCACGCATTCGGAAAGCCGCAGAACGCCTTTCAGCGCAGGCGCCCATTGACGCCGTGTTGCCATCGAGCGGGCAGCCGATGACGCAGTGGCTGTTCAACTCGACCAGTGCGCGACCGTAGACGTCCCAGACCAGCGTGCCGAACGTGTTGTAAATGCTCGTCAGATTCATGTTCCACCTCCAAACCCATCAATGATCAAAACAGGCCATTCCCCGTCGCCTCGCGGCGCGTGCTGCTCGCGCAGCCGCCGCACGTAGGCCGCGCCGAGATGCGCTTGCAGCTCCGCCTTCGTCAGCCCCGAGGTCACCGTCAGCGGCAGCCCGAGGCGATAGCGCAGCTCGATCGCGTACTGGATGACCGAGAGGTCACGCGCTTCCTCGGCGCCAACGTCGTCGATGTAGAGCACCCGTGCAGTTCGCGCGCGGTCGAGCTCCGGCGGGTAGCCTTCGCCGAGGCCGTGTCGGCGCTCGCAGCTGCCGAGCTCGCGGGCGTGGATCACATCCCCACCGAACTCGGCGCGCAGCCAGTGGATCGCTCTGGTCTTGCCGAGCTTCGTTGGACCCAGCAGGACCGCGCACGGCGTCCTGGTTCGCTCGAGCTGCCCGCGCAGGTCGGCATTGATGTGCGGCGCGAGCTTGCGGCGTTCCTCGGCGATGCGCTTGCGACGGTCCTGGCGGCCGCGCTCCTGCGCCTGCTTGCGCAGCGCAGCCAACTCCTCGTAGAGCTGCTTGCCGCTCTGACGCGTCGGAAGGGCCAGTACGTCAGCCAGCGCTGGCGTCGAGGTCACTGGTGCCGCGGCAACGGGCACGGCAGCCTCCATGGCGGCGTCCAGTTCCTCAGCGGTCATCGGCCGCCCCTCTTGTGCTCGAGGCAGCCCACGCAGCACAGGCTCGGCAGCGTGCCGGGTCGGTAGTTGCACCGGATGCAAAGCACCCGACCTTCGGCGTCAATCGCGCCCCACTTGCGCCCGAACCGGATCGCCAAGTCGAGCTCGTGGTCGATCTTAGTTTCTTGGTTTTCATCACTCATACCGCGTCTTTCCGCTCAGATTCAGCCCACCCATCCACCCCGTGATCGCGTTGCGCAGAGCCCGAGCGGCGCGGCCCCTCCCGGGCCAGGTGTGCGTTCTTGGTCGATCGCTCCTTGGCGCGTTGCAGCAGCCAGTCGTGAAGGCGCTCGACTCCGCCCTGGGGCAGCCCCGCCCCCCAGTAGTGCGACCACGTAGAGCGCGCTTGCTCGAGCGGAATGGCCCGCATCGTGGCCTCGTCGAGATACTCCTGCGGCGGAGTCTTGGTAGGCATCGTCGTGGCCCACGCGGCCCGGACAGGCCCGCCTACGGCCCGAGGGAAACCGACGGCTGACGGCGGCTCGGCGTCGCGCGCGCTCTCTCCCACGGGTGGGGGGGAGGGAGGGAGGATGGGGGGATGGGAGGGAGGGAGAGTGACATTTTGTGACCGGCTGTGACTCGGCGTGACCGGCTGTGACTCGGCGTGACCGGCTGTGACATCTGTCACACGCGCCGCGCGTGGCGTGACATCGGTCACAGAGTGAGCAGCACGCGCGCGCCGGCTCTCCCGCTGCCTGACACGGTCAGACCGGCTACAATTCTGCGCCTCTTCGTACGTCGGCCACGTGATGGCGCGAGCCGTTACGACCCATGTCTCCGTCTCGATGAGACGTGCCAGGCCAACTCGAGCGATCTCGATCGGCAGGTCCGTAATCGCGGCAATGCACTGCGCAACGTCGCCTCGGATCGCGAAGATTCCCGCGGCGTCGAACTCGTCGAGCATCATTCGCAGCACGACTCGGCCCTCCCAGCCGAGCTGCTTGGACGTGAGCGTCTTGCGCGAATACAGACGGACGTATGGCTCGTCCTCGAAGTTCATGTGTCAGCGCGCCCCAACCTGCTTGGTGTCGCGGTAGCGGTCGATTTTTCGATAGAGCGTGCGCCGGTCGATGCCGAGCAGGCGCGCAGCGAGTCTCTTGTTGCCCTTGGTGGACAGCATGACTGCGGCTATATGGTCTCGTTCGAGTTGCTCTAGCGTCGCCGGCAGCGGCTGTGGCTCAGGTGTCCTGGGTCTCATCAAAGTCCTTCTGTTGGCGCCTCGCGGCGCGGTGATTCAGCGCGCTTTGCGGGTGTCGGTGAGCGGTCGCGCCTGCCGCGCGAGCTCAATGAGGTATCTGGCGAGCGCAGGTGGCGTGGCCGACGCCTCGCGAGGCCACACACGCTCATCGAGTGGTCGACCACAGTTGTTGCGGGCCCCCGACACGACGCCAGTCCACGCGGGGCGAGACCAATCAGGCGAGGCGGGAGGCGTCGATCCGCTGTACAAAAACCAAGTCAGTTTCTGTGCTCTGCACCCGTATGCGGCCTGGCTTATCTGACAGACCCACTCGCGCTCGATGGTCATCTGCCAGCAGTGCCCGGTCGGCGCCGTTAGACCGTGTGCTGGCCACGCCTTGGTGTATGCGGGGTGCTCGAGGACGCCGCCGTGCCGGCGGACGCTTCTCAGCGCGGCCTCGAACGTGCCCCCGTCGTCTCCCTTGCGATACCCGTAGCGATGCTGCACGAGGCCAGCGAGCTGGCACCAGCGCGCGCATGGCGGGTGCGCCACTACTGGGTGCGGTCCACCGTAGAGACGCGCATCACGCGCCTGGTCCCAGATGTCGCAACCAGGCAGCGTCGGGTAGACACCCTTCGGGTCGCAGTAGAGAATGGCCACGGTCCTCATTTCCTTGCCCTTGCATGGAACTCGGGGACCATCTCCACGGTCACCTCGAAGGCCTGCGGCTCACTGCCAGCGCTCTTGACGAGGATGAGCTCGCCGCCGAGGAAGGACCGATAGCACTCGTTGTTCCGCGCGCAGTAGTGCTCGGCGAACAGGCGCGCGGCGTGAGTGGCGCACGTGGCCTCCTGCTCGTGCCACGAGGCTGGGTCGTTGTCGGGCCAGCTGCATAGAAAGGAGCTCACTTGCCCGCCTCCGTTGAATGGCGCCGGCACCAGCACTCGTCGCACAGGTCACCGTCACCGCCTCGGCACCAGGGCGCGCGACGCGAGCCGCGGTGCCGCGAGCCCGGGCACCGGAAGCTACGCTGACATGGCACCGAGCAACGGCAGCCAAGGAAGCGCCTGGAACGACGTGCCAGGTATCCGTACGCGTCGCGCGCAGTGATGATCATCACTTGTCACCGTTCTTCCGGCGACGAGCCGCATCGATGCTGGCAACCGCCGGTTGCTCGCGGGACCGGCGGCGCTCACCGAGCTCCCGCGTGATCTCCAACGCCACGTCCCAGCGCTGCGCCGCGATGGCCGCGGTGAGTGCTGCAGCGAGTGCTAGCTCGACTGGGCTATCTTGGCCCACCCCCGACAAACCCGCTGGGCCACCGTGTTGCTCGGTGCTTCCCTGCGAAGACGAAGTAGCTGTTTTTGGCTCCCTCGGTGTCTCACGAGGCTCTTTAGGAATACTACCAGTACTTGGCTGCGTGGGCATTTGACCGTAGAACTTCGCCTCCTGGCCCACCATTTGGCCCAGGAATAGATCGTCGCGCAAGGCGTCGTCGAGGGGGTGCAGCCAGGGGAGACTCATCTCCTCGGCTTGGCGCGCGAGGCGGCGATACAGGTTCATCGTGTCCGCGCCCGCGTGTCCAGTTCGGTCCTGGACCCAGGACTCGCTGCGGCCATTGGCCAGCGCTAGCGTGACGAAGGTGGCGCGCAAGTCGTGAGCTCGCATCCTGCGCTCGTCGTCTCCGCTTTCATGTAAGGCCTGTCGCGCCACGCCGGCCAGGAGCAGGTGGCGCCTCAAGTCTCCGGCCGCGTCCCGCCGCTTGAAACCCGGCAGGACCAGCGGCGAGTCGTCGTCGGTGACATCGCGCCAGGCGTTGAGCGCGCGCAGCACATCATCGCCGAGTTTCCAGCGTCGCGGTCGGCGAGTCTTGTGCTTATGGACGATGAGCCCGGATTCCAAGTCGATGTGTGACCAGCGCAGGATTGCGATGCCACCTGTGCGGAACCCCTCCCTGGACATCAGCCCGTACGCGAGCCTCGTCGCGAGCGGGATGCCGGGGTAGGTGATTAGCTTAAATTCCTCTTCGGGCCTAAGGAACTGGAACAGCGGCGGGTCGCCCTGTGGAGGAACGAACTCCGCCGGTATCGGCGACTGCTCGATGGCCTCGAGCGGATAGCGGGCGAGCTTCATCACCCGGTAGATGAGACGGGCGTAGAGGCGGCGCGTGCCCTGTTTGTTTTCGACCGGCACCAGGGCCATCGCGGCCCGCGCATCAGCCAGCGTGATGGAGTCGAGTGCCTTGTGGCCGATGGCCGGTGCGATGACCGCAAGGCGACCGCGATCCTTTGCCACCGTGTCGGGGTGGCGCTGCCCGACACGGTCGGGGTACAGGCGGTGCAGCTCCCCGGAAAGCCAGAGCTCGGCAACGTCACGGAATGTACCCGGGGCCTTCGGGGAGACAGCGGCAGCCGGCGCCTCCGCGGCGATGCGGTCCACCATGCGTTCGACTTTGGCGAACTCCGACTCCGTGGGCTCGGCCGCCGCCTCGGTCAGAATGACGCGGGCCTCGGCGTGCTTGCCCGCGGCAGCGAGCTTCGTCGCCATCGCCTGCAGGCGAGCCTCCCGCGCCTTGGCGACGATCGCGCTCTCGACACAGATCAGGAATCGGCCGCGCTGTCCTGCGCCATAGCGCAAGCGCGTCTCCCAGCCGCCAGGCTTCTTGGTGAGCGTCACCGGTGCCCCAGCTTCCGCAGGATGCGGGCCTCGATGCCCTCCGGCTGAGTACTGTCAGCTTTGACGGGGGGCTTAGCGAAGCCTAGGCCTCGGATCTCCTCGACGAACGCCTCTCGCGTCAGAAGGAATAGCTTGCCTCGCCTTGTGGCGCTCGGGTCACCGGCTGCCATCCGGCGCCGCACCGCCGCGCAATGCCTACGGTTTCCAAGGGGCTGCGAGTCCGCCTGTGACACCCAGCCGTCTCGAGCGGGGGTGCGGAGCTTCGTCACGATGGCCTCCGCCAGCATATCGATGAGGCTCGGCAGAACGCTGCAATCCAAATCTGAATCTGTCATCTTGTCCAGAAAACCGGCTACTGTTAGCCACCCGCACCCGCCCCCCTCCCAGAACCGACTGACACGTGGCATTCTATGCCTCATGTGTTCATGTGCTACGTCATAATTGACACACTTTGGAGTTTTGTGGGCTCGTGTGTGTGTAACGCATCCGTGTCCGCGGACATGTAAACCGGGCTGCTGTTGATCCTGTGACGCACATATGGCAGAGGTCTAACCATGGGAAAAGAGAAGACAACCAGCACGAGCGTGCCAACGGCGGCTCAGCTGCAGGTGCTCCAAGTCATCCGCCGATTGCAGCGAAAGTTAGGGCGCTCCCCATCACAAAGAGAACTCGCTGACGCGCTGGGCTACGCCAACAAGAGCGGCGTCAGCCAGATGTTGGCGCGGCTCGAGACGGCCAATCTCGTGGTGCGCACGAGGATCGAAATCGTGTCACTCGAATTCACCCCTCGCGGCAAGATGTTTCTTGGTGAGACATGATGCGGCAGCTCAGCTGCGCGTGGACACGTGCAGCAATACCGTTCAAGTCCAGAAGTGGCCGCATGGTCATCTCTCGAACCATACGCGCCATGCGCTTCGTCGGACTACGGCGTGAGCTCACCCCTTGAGGTGAGAGGCGCGGATTTCAGCGAAGCGACGACGTCGCACGGTAATGTGTTGCTCAGCTGACACACTATGAAATGCTCTGAAATATACGCTCGGCTTCTTGCGGCCGCAGTTGCGCTTCTCAATTCGAGCTGTGCCTCGAGCTACCGCCCGATGGTCACACCACGAGTCCAGATCGTGCAGACGTCGTCTGGTCTCGCGTTCGTTCGCGACGGCAAGCAGTACGAGCACGGGTTCTTCGGCGGGGGCCTGGGCGAGGCTGTCGCTGGTGTGCCTGAGGCGGTGCAGCATGCGAGCACGTACCAGGGCCTGCAGGTGGGTGGCTTCCTGCTCACCGTTGGGGGCGCCGCGTCCGTTGGTATCGGTATCGCGCAGACGATCCGCCAAGCCGACTCGGTCGACGCGACAGACCGTCAGGCGGCGAGCATCCTGCTGATTGGCGGGGCGGCTATGGCGCTTGTCGGTGGGATACTCTACGCCAACGGCCCTCCCCACCTGTGGGACGCGATCAACGTCTACAATGACGCGACCCAGCGCGCGGCGGTCGAGAAGTGGCGCCGCGCGCACCGTCGCCATGACGAAGATGCGCCAGCCGATCCTGAACCTTGAGCCTGGCGGCTGCCGCTGCGTCAAAACCAGCTGATAAACTCTGCCGCGACACGGACCGAATAGGTCTCGTCTCCCGGGGCCGTGTCGGACACGATCTGAAAGGTCGCCGATCCCGGGAACGCTCGCGCCACCACGACCTGCCCCGTCATTGAGCCAAGCTGCCCCGAGAATAGCCCCAGGGGATCTTGGTACGATACCACGTCTCCAGCCGGGCTCTCCACATTGGACACGAAGCGGTAGCTGTTGTACGCGCTCGTTGTGTCGGGTGAGGTGATCCACACCGCGTAGGACACTCGCCAGATGCCCCCGTATTCAGGCAGGTCAATTAGGGCGGAGTTGCCGTTCAGGCTGTCTGCGTTCAGGCTCTCACACATACAATTCACCGTGTTTCCTCGATCAAAGGACATGATTACCTCACCCGTTCAATGCTGGCGTGCGTGCACGTCATGGTCGTTGCCAACACCGCAGCTGACATCTGCACGACCAGGGGAAGCGTGATCGCGCCTGTCGTGTTGACGGTCGTGCCGTGCGCGGCCTTCTGAAGCGACGGCAACCATACCGGCGCCCCGCCGACAGCCAGCTGCAGCGAGACCAACATGTTGCACACGATGGTGCCCGCAGCGCCTGTCGTCAGGCACTTGAAGTCCCCCTCAGCTGTCCAGGCATAGTCTCCCGCTGCGGTTGGCAGTGCATTCCCCACGTTGCACCGGTTGACGCTGTTCACGAACACGTCCCAGAGTCCGTTGTGAGCCGTTGCGGTACCGCCCCGGGTGTAGACGCCGCGTGCGCTCAGCTTGTAGTGAGAGCCGGCGATCAGTGTATTCGCCGGGATCGAGTAGGTCACCAGCGTGGTGACGGCGAGGGTGTTCGTGGCTGTGACGATAGCTGTGTTGACAGCCACGCCACTGCGCAGACCAATGAGGTTAGACGTCAGGTAGTCCGTTGCATTAGTTCCAGCGTCGACCTGAGCTTGTGTCGATGCCACCAGGTCCATATTGATGGAGTGGTCGACGTTGGCGCCGTCCGTGAACATCGGCGAGTTGTTCCCGGTGGAATTCACCCAGAGCATGCCCTCTGTCGCGGCCAAGGTGGGGGTCGACGCAGCCGCGTCAGACAGGATTAGGAATCCACCCCCCGCGCCGCCCGGGCCCTGAAAACGATGGAGCGCACTGCGGTGTCGTACCTCAGTAGATGCGCCGATGGTGACCAGGTCTTGGGAAGACAGGGCGATGTCGCCAGTGCCCGACGCAGTCAGATTCACGTTAGCGTCGATCGTGGCCATGTTGCAGCTGGACCCGGTGGCGGGCTCCAGACTGATTAGCGCGCCTGTCGCTGTGGTTAGTAGCAGGTCGACGGAACTCCTGATCCTTCCGGTGGCCGGTAATGATCCGACTACGCCAATCCCTAGGAATTGCGCCGCTGGGATGATGGGGTTGTTGCTCCCCGCGTTGGGGTCGACCCCCAGCACGTCATCCCACCCAATGCTCAGAACCGATCTAGCCTGCGCCGGTGTGAGGTCCTCGATGTCACCGGTGCCGGCCGTAACTCGACCGCGGATTGTGGCCGTAGCCACCTGTGCCAGCTTGGCGTTCGCGATCGTGTTCGTCGCGATCTGAGCATTGACGAGTGCAGCCGACACGATGTTTCCGCCGACTGCCCCGACGACGGTATTGGCCCCTACTGCGATGTCCGTTGGCTGCGCCACACCGGCCGTTGCGTTGGCCTTGATCGTGTTCGCCGGCATGGTGGCGAGCTGGTTGTTTCCAACCGTGTTGCTCGCGATCTGCGCATTGGTGATCGTGTTGTTCGCTATCTTGCCTGCGGTCACCTGCAAGTTGTTGATGTCCGCGGTGTCGACGAGCTTCGCGGCAGCGTCCTGCACTCCGGCCGTGATGTGCGTGAACCCGGTGCCGGTGGGTACGGTTCCGGCTCCCGCAGCTCCGGTGGCTCCGGTGGCCCCCGGAGTGCCATCTTCGCCGCGCTCGCCCTGCTCACCGGGAGGGCCTGGCGCTCCCGCAGCTCCGGTGGCTCCGGTGGCTCCGGTGGCCCCCGGAGTGCCAGCGACGCCAGCCGAGCCTTGTTGACCTGGCGGGCCCTGGTCGCCATCCGCGCCGCGCTCGCCCTGCTCACCAGGCGGACCCTGCGGGCCCGAGACCGTGCCTGCGTACGCGAGCACGTGATCGACGTCGTTGTCGTCCGTGAACATCGGGACGTTGGGAGCGTCGTTTCGGACCCAAAAGAAGGCCTGCCCAGCCGCAGGCGTCGGCGTCGAAGCCGCCTGCTCGGTGAAGCGCAGGAAGTTGTTGATCGCAACGAAGGTGCCAGCCGTCAGAAGGATCGACGACGAGGTGGCGGACAACTGGACGTTCGTCGCTCCGGTAGCGATGAATTGCCCCGTCTCCGCGGTCGCGATGACGTTGCCCTGGCCGTGGATGCGGAACGTCGCGTCGCCTGAACGAACCTGAGCACTCAGCGACGTCGGCCCCGTCAGGCCAAACGTCATGAACTGACCGACGTCGACACTGGGATTGTTCGCGCCAGAGTTGGGCCCGCGCTGCAGCACGTCGGACCAGCTCTGATTGCCGGGCGGGCCCGGATCGCCCTGGTCTCCCTTCTCGCCGGGCTCACCGGGGGGCACGCCCTGCCGAATCGCCTGGATTGCCGCCTGCGACAGGTCCGTGATGTCGAGCGAGCCGGGCTTGATCTGGTAGATGACGTTGGCTTGGCGTCCACCCAGGTCAGCGACCGTGACGTCGATCTTCGTCGAGTCGTCGAAGTTGACGCGCGAGAAGTTGCCGAGCGGAGCCGCGCCGTTCTCTGAAACAGCCAGGAACAGCGGGAAGTCCGCATTGGCATCGTCGGTGAAGAACGGCTCGTTGCCTGGGCTGGCAGTGTCCTTGACCCAGAACAGGCCTTGGCCTGCCGCCATGGACGGCGTCGATGCGGACTGCTCGACGATCCGCAGGAACCCCCTGGGTATCGACACGACCGTGTTGGCGTCGAGAATGACCGCGCTGGCCGTGCTCTCTAGGTTTACGCTGGCCGAGCTCAGAAGGTGAACCTGGCTTCCCCCCGTGCTCTCGATCGTGACTAGGTCCGGGCCGTGGATGTAGATGTCGTCGCCAGCGTGGATCTCAACCTTGTCGTCACCTCGAAGCAAGAACGCGGGGTCAGAACGTATCTGACCGGTCGCTGGGGGCGCCGCGACACCGAACTGCAGGTACTGGGCGTCATCTACGATCGGATTGCTGGCGCCTGAATGCGGGTCGACCAGGAGCACGTCGTCCCAGCCCTGCGATCCTCCTGCGCCTGGGGGGCCCGCTACCCCTCGCACGCCCTGCGGCCCCTCGGGGCCCTCAGGCCCCTGGTCGCCCGGTGGTCCCATTGGACCAGGCACCTTCAGGGCGGCCACGGTAACGGGCGGCAGCCTCAGCTGATTGCTCCCAGGGGCAGCGATGACGTCGCCCTCGTAGCGCAAGCCGCCTCGAGCGAGCGGCGGGTGCACGGTGCCGTCAGGGCCCGGGACGCCGAACCCAACGCGCCCGGAGGGGAACACGACGGAGAACGCGTCCACGAACAGCTCGAGCTCGGCGAGCGTCAGCGGCTGACCCACCACGAGGTCCGCCAGGTCGATCCCTAGCTGCTCGGCGTCGACGCCGATGGTGCCCGTCACGATCGACCCGCCGCCGCCATCTGCTAGCCGCCAGACCGCGGCCGTGCCGTTGGACAAGGCGAGCGTGCTGATGGGCGGAACGCCGCTCAGGATCAGCGTCGTCAGGTCATCGCTGACGAAGAACGACGGGTCATTGAGCGTGAACAGCGCGAGCAGCACACCAAATCCAGCTGTATGGACTTGGAGCTGCGCGGGCGGACCCGCCGCGTCGATGGCCGCGAGAAGCGTGGTCGCGGTCATGGGAGGACTACGAGTTCCGCGCGGCTCGTCCCACCGTCACGCCGGGCAAGTCGCCACGCTCCCACCAGTAGGCGAGAGTCGTGATTCCAGCCGGCGTCGTCAGTGTCTTGATGGGCGTGTCGATGGGGAGCACTGCGTTGGCGGGCACGTTGGGCGAGAGAGTAGTTCCCTCATCGTCGACCAGCGTGATCCCGGCAACGATCGCCGCGCCGGTGATGTTGCTAAGCAACAGGCGCTGCGCCGCAAAGGGCGGCTTTCCGGATTGCGCCGTCAGGTCGACGCCCGTCTGCGAGACAGCGAACGACTTGCTCGCGTCCGAGCCGCGGCTGGTTGAGACCTTGGGGGCTGCTTGGGGCATGGGTTACGCGAATCCTTGCTGCTCAGCTCAGTTGGCCGAGTTTCCTGCGCGCCGAGCGGCTCTGTGCTCTGCCGAGATGCGGCGCTGCAGCTGCGTCATTGGTGGCTCCAGGTCCTTCAGTGTGAAGCCACCTGCCTTCAGACACGCCAGGGCAGCCTGGCGGCGCTCGGCTCGCGCCAGCATGTGCCGGAACTGGGGGTCGCGCTCCGGAGCGGGCTCGGCAGGAGCTATTTCGACCGGCGCACCCTGCTTGGTCCGCTCCTCGAGCAGCGATTCGCGCGTGAAGCCCGGCAGCAGCTCGTTGAGCGTGCGCCGGTCGATGCCGAGCAGGCCCATCCCCTGCAGGACGTCCATGCGAGGGACGCCCTGCGAGGTCCAGTGCCCGTCGTTGGACGGGTCGAGACTGGCGCACACCGCGCGGACTTCGGAGGGGTCAATCGACACCGAATGCCTCCAGGTTACGACCAGTGCAATAGGTCTCGATGTCCTCGCTGCGCGAGCACGATGTGCCTGTCTGAGCGAACGAAACCTCGCCACCACCGAGAGAGCAGGTGAAGTGCCCGCCTGGCCCTCGACCGTGAGCCGCGACAGACTCTCCTCGCTCGTTCAACGATGAGAAGCCGTAATCACCGAGCCCGGCCACCCCAGGGTTGGGCGTGCATTGCACGAACGAGGATCCATCGACGAGGAGCTTTGCGCGGATGTCATAAGCCTCGTCGCAAATCGTCAGCGGTGTCGAGGCCCGTGGTACCTCGCAAACTATGCTGGCCTCTACAGCGCCGTGCTCCAGCAGATCTGCGGCCTTGCTGGCCACATCGGTGTCGTCACATCCGAAGCAAAGCAGGGCGCCCAGAGCCAACAGTGAAAGCGCTTTCATCAGCCGTCTCCCAAGACCGCATGAATCAAGTTCAGCTGACCCCGAACTCTGACGGATGCGTTCGCCGAGATCGAAGCATCCAAAACGGTCATGTTGAAATTCATGTTGAGAGCGCCCGCCGTATTGTCGAAGAGAACGGCGTTGTTGAGCTGCACTACGCCCGCTGAAGTCAGCGCAGCGTCCGCGGTCAGGGCGATTGTGCCGCGCGTTTTCGGTGTGATTCCAGCGGCCGCTGTATACGACACGCCGGCCGCCGCAAGCCCAATGATGTCGCGATCGGCGCCTGTCAACGTGTTGTCGACAGTGGCTGCCGTGCCGAACGAATACGTGCCAGTGAACGCCGCGATCAGGCCAGCGCCACCGACGTCCTGGATGATGACGTTGCTGACCGCGGTGAAGAGCGCCCAGTTGCCCTTGGGCACCTTTGCGATCGGCTTCGTGGCAAAGGCGATCGCGGCACCGGGGTCCGTGATCGCTAGTACGAAGTCGAAAGGAATGACCTGGACGAGAGTCGGGATGGTCTTGAGACCCTCCACCTTTGCTGCGCGAGTGCCACCCTTGGACATCGCTCAGAACTCCGTGGTGATGAGACGCGCGACCGGGATTTGCTTGCGCTCCTTGGCCGAGCGACTCCAGTTGGCGGCCGCCGTCAGCTCGGCGTTCGAGACGCCACCGACAGCCGCCGGAGTGCCCACGAACTGGTAGCCCTTGGGGTGCAGGCACCAGCGAACCCGCTGCCAGAGAATCTCCTGGCCGCCGCCGTTGGCGGCCTCGGGGTGATTCGAGAGCTCGGAGGGCTTGTCCGGCGTCCCGATGGCGCGCCGGGTGCAACCCGCGCCCATGAAGTAGGTGTGGTGGACGCCGCCAGCACCCTTGGTCATCTGGTCGTTCACGATGATCGGGCGATTGCGGTAGACCGTGATCTTGTTCCCTTGCGAGTCCTTGATCGAGTCGAGCAGGTCCTGCTTCTCCATGCCGCTGCGCACCTTGCTGTGCGTGACGATGTAGCCGAGGTCATCCTCGGCGTCGCCCATCTGGTTCACAGCGTCGATCGCGTTCTCCGCCGTGAAGTTGGTGGTGCCTGCGGAGAACGCGCCCGCATTGCTGCGGTCCAGCGTGAGGTCGAACTGCGTGTGCGTGTCGCTGCCGCCCGGAGCCAGGTCGTTGTCCGCAAAGACGCCGATCCAGGTGGACAGCCAGTAGACTTGGCGCCGGAACGCAAAGTAGCCGGCTACGTCGCCCAGGATCGCGCCCAGCGGGTCATCCTGCTCCAGGTTGAGGTATTTGCTCAGCTTGGATGCAGACCACCAGTTGGCGCGCTCGGTGCGCACAGCGATCTCGGTGTGGGACAGGATGTTCAGCGGCGCGACGGGCGCTGCGCCGCCCACCAAGACGGAGTCGGCTTCCGTGATGACCTTCTCGACCGCGGTCCGGTCGAGCGAGTCATACTTGGGGCCCGTCCACTTGATGTTGCCCTTGGTGTTGATCCACTCCTGAAGCTCATCGTCATCCTGCACGATGGGCGAGTTGTCGATGCCGCTCAGCAGCTTGGTCTGTTCGACCACCCATTTGCCGAAAACGTTGGCGTTCCCGATGACGTTCGCGAGAGTCGTAGTAGCCATGCGGCTAGCTCCTATTGAATTGCGGAGCCAGCCTTGAAGTCACTTCCCGGGCTAGCGGGGTAAGGCGCCTGACATCACGTCCGGGCGCTGCATGCAGTCTGAACCGCCGTTCAGTCCACGTCAACGGTGGCTGAAAGCCACAAGAACTAGCCCGCGGCAAGCGCTACAATGCAACAAGCCATGCGAACCGAACTCGACGTGCCTGAGCAACTGACGGCGGACCTCCGCCGTCGCGCCGAACGCGGCACCGTCGTGGATGCGCAACAGCTTGCGTTCCACGACGTACTTCAGGCCAAGGTAACCAAGCTGGAAGCGGAGCTCCAGCGCCTCCGGCGTTAGACTCCCGCAGCGGCCTGGTACTGCTTCGCGAGCTCGGGGTTCTCGTTGATAATCCGCATCTGATCGGTGCGGTTCTTGGTCGCTGGCATCCAAGGATTCACGCCGTTGCCGCTGCCCTTGCGATGTTCCGCCCCGCTGCCCTTGCTCGGAGCCCAGAAGTAGCCCTGGGTCGACTGCACCTGCTTGATCAGCGCCGCTGTGTCGAGCCCGGCGGGGAAGCCCGCGCCGTCCTTGCTTCGCACCGCGCCGAGCTTGCGGGCGCCGTCAGTGGCGACCTCGACCTCGACCTCGAGCACGCCCTGGAGCACCGCGAGTAGGCCTCCGCCCGGCGCGTACGAGGCCGGGTCTGCACCGCTCTTGGCAGCCTCCGCCTGGATGGCTGCGCGGACCGCGCTCTGCTCCTCGGCGCGCTCGTAGGCGGTGATGCGTGCCAGCGCGGCAGTGTTTGCGGCAACGGCAGCGGCGAGCTTGGTCTCCAGCGGCTTGGCCAGTCGCAGTGCCCGAGCCTCGGCGCGCGTCTGGATCTCCTCCTCGGCCGGCTTGCCCTTGGTCTGCAGCTCGAGCTCCGGGATCCTGTCGAGGTCCGCAACGATCTCCTCGATTTTGCGGTCACCGAAGGCTGCCCGGTAGGGCTTCAGCGCGTTCACGGCGTCGCTGGCAGCCTTGCGCTCCTTGGCGAACACACCAGCGGTCTTCTCGCGGTCCTCGGGCGTGTATCCGATCACGCCCGTGAGCACGAACTTGCCGTCTTTGGCCGTGTAGAGGGGGTGGTATGCCTTGTCGACCGCGTCCAATTTGTCCACTTCACTCGATAAAATCGTCATGGTTCCTCTTCTGCTACTCGGGTCATCTCGATCATGAGCAACGACTCGGTGTCGATTGGATTGATGCCCTGCCCGATTGATTGGGAGAACTCGTCGAGTCGCTCGTTGGTTTTTTCAGCGAATGCTTTCAGCGAGCGGATCTCACGAGCACGGGCGGCTCCCGTCATGTGGCTGAGGTCTTTCAGACGCTCAAAGTACGCCTCTTGCGAGGCCGTCAAGTCCTGCATCTGCTCGTCGAAAGTCATAGTAGGCCCCTCAGCCGTAGCACATCCTCGACCATTTTAAAGGCCTTCGGCGCAGCCCGCCGCAGCTCTTCGCGGCGAAACGAGTAGGCGGCGAAGGTCTCGGCGAAGTACTCTTCCCGATTGGTTTCCGCATACTTGCTGATTGGCTCCCGATCGGGATTGGCCATGAATTGCTGCCGCCCGGGGTCAACGGCCCCCGAGTATCGCTCGCGCACGACGCGATCGATGGCCTCGTGTTTGCCCACCGATTCCTCGTGGACGGCATGCCCAAATTCATGGGTAATGATCCGGTCGAGATCACGGTGTTCTGGATGATAGACTTGCGCAGTATCCAAGCCGAGCGGAGCCACGGCGCCTAGCGCCGGCTTCCCGCTGAGCGCTCGCCAGCGGTCCACCTGCTCGGTGTTCAGCCGCATTACAGCCAGCCTCTCCGGAGTGGGGTTGGTGACCTCGCGACGCACCTTCAGGAAGCTGACGCCGTGCAGGTCGCGGTCGGCATACTGCCCGTTGGCTCTGGCTCCGATCTCGTCGACAGGACCAGGATTCGTTCGCGATTGCCAGCTCGGGCCCGTGTGCGCATTTGTGACCAGAGCCCCGAGCGGCCGCTCCTTGAAAAGCTTGGGCGCCCCCAGTCGATCCAACAGCTGCTCGAGCGCCACGGCGTCCGTGTTCTCTCCGACGAGGACCGTGTCGACGTATTTGCCGATGCCCGCGAGGGCTTCCTCACGGGTCCTGACTGCCGGCAGCGGCTCAACCTTGACCGGCGGCGGCCCGGGCTTAGGTGCGGGCACGGGGATATCGGCGCCTCTGAAGGCGCCCGGGTACCGCACGCGCAGCTCGTCGAGGGTGAGCTCGTCGCCGGCGCGGTTCACGAACTTGTCGAGCGTGAGCCCCCCGTCGCGGAACAGCTTGCCCCGAGCAGCTCCGAGGACGTCGTCTTGGAACTCGTGGTTCTGCCGCCCCAGCCACTCGTGGTAGGTCGTGCGCGCCGGCACTTGCCCGGTGAGCGCCCGCATTCGCTCGCGCCTGAAACGGTCGTAGGCGGTCTTGTGGCCCCGCGGCAGGGCATCCCGAGACTTCACCGAGCTGAGCCCGTTCTGCTCCGCATACTCCCGGAGGAACTGCTTCTCCGTGCCCGCGACGAAGGGGCGCTCGCCTACGACGTCGCCGTCGATCACGGCCACGACGATCGAGCGACACCGCACGTGCAGCGGCGGTTTCGGGCCCTTGCCCACGGGCGAGCGCTTCCCGTCCAGGCTCGCGCACAGGAGGGTGGTGCGCGCGTCGAGCGTGGCAACCAGCTGCTCCTCGCTGAACAGGTCAGAGTTCTCGGCCAGGAACGACGCCTGCGCCGCGTTGCTGACGTGGTTGATGACCGTGCGCGTCACCGCATCGGCCTGCTGCCGGGTCATCTCCATGGCCCCGCGGGCCCCGAAGACACGAGCGGCGATATCGCGCGCCGACTCGCCTTGCACCATGCCGATCCGGATCTGCTGCTTGATGCGCGTCAGGTCCGACCGCTGCGCGCTCTCCGCCCACTCCTTCAGGTGCCTGCCCTGGAACGGCCGCGCCAGCGCCAGCGCCTTCAGCGTCCGCTCGCTCGGCATGACGAAGTCGAGCTCGACGGGCAGGATGCTCCGGAGAGCCCCCGCCACGAACGCCGGCTCGTCGAGTGCCACGTCGACCGCGGTGCGCGTCCAATGCTGCGCCACGTCGTTCCAGGCGCCGGACCGCGTCTGGTCGATGGCTCGCTCCAGCTCGGCGAGGCGCCGTAGGCCGCCCGAGTCGAGGGCGGTGCTCTTGCCGAGACGGCGCTCCACCTGCTTGCGCAGGTCGGCCTGCGTCTCGTCCAGGATGCTCACGACTCGACGCGAGACACCAGAGCCGAACCTGAGCAGGTCGATCTGATGCCTCAGCGAGGCGTCGTAGAAGTCCTGGTTGTAGGTCACGCGCCTAAGACTTGCCGGATCTCTTCAGCTCGAAATCTTGCCCGGTATCGATCGCCAGCTCTTGCAACGTGGGCAGCTGTGCTCGACAAAAGCTCGCGGTAAGCGTCGTCAGCATCTCTGTCTGCCGCCGCGATGCCAAGCTCCGTCGCAAGGTCGAATGCTTGGTGTGCTTCTGCCGCTGCCGGCGAATGACACATCGCAACGACCTGATCGTCCGAGAGTGTCTCCAGATAACGATCAGAGCAGGTAGCCCAGCCCACAAAGCACCGGGCGCGAGCCAATAGACGAACTCCAAAATTCGGTTTGCCATTCACGCGCCGTCTCCCTTGTCGTCCTGTTTGTCCTCGCCGGGTTTTGGCGGTGGCATCGGCAGCAGGTCGCCAAGTAGCTCGACCTCGCTGCGCTTCGCCTTGATCAGCTGGTCCCACGTCAGCGTCGTGCCGCCGTGCTTGAAGTTGTAGTCGTGGATCGACTCCAGCGTGATCGGCGCGTTGAGCACATAGGCCTGCACGAGTTCGAGCAGCGACTTGGTCACGAGCTCCGCCGAGCCCCACAGCTCATTGGGGATGACCCGAATCTTTTCGACCTCGGCCTCGTCGCTCCCGAGCCATCGCGCCAGAATGCGCAGCATTCGCTGAAGGCCTTCGGCGCTCGTGTGCGCGATGTCGACCAGGCTGGCACCCTTGGCCCCGACACGCATCGTCAGCGCGTCACCGCTCTCGCGCTGCTTGGAATTGTCGGCAAGCATCTCGCCCGCTTTCTTCGCAAACAGCATGCGGTCGTTTTCGATGGCCTGGCGCATCTCGCCGAGGCCTGCACCACTCACGCCAATGAACTTTGCGTCACCTTTTGGGTTTGCGATGTTGATGTGCGCGCCCGCGCCAACGCTCGAGACTTCGCCATCGTCGGCGCACTTCGTGAACAGCGTCTCCTGTCCCTGCATGTGCAGGTACTGCCGATAGTCGGCATCCATGCGGTACAGGGCGAGCACGCCCTCGCAAAGCGCCATGAAGGGCGGAGTGTCGATGGCCACCGTGCTGGACTTGCTGCCGATGAAGACGAACGGGATCTCTTTCGAGGCCTTACCTCTGACGGTGGGAGTCTCCAGCGCGGCCGGGTCGAGGTCGCCGCTCTTGTGGACGACGGCCACGCTGTACACAGGCGCTGCCTTGTCATCTACCAGCGTACCCAGGTCGAGCACACGATACCGCTCCTCCACCTTCCACTCGAAGTTGGGCAGCATGACCGGGCCACACTCATCCAGCACCACGAGCTTCAGCATGCGCTTGCTCAGATTCTTGGCGCTGTCGTTCCAGTTGATGATTGACTCCGCTGGATAGAGCTCGATGAAAGGCTTAGGCGCCGAGAGTTCGCCCTCGGGCATGTCGCCCATCAGACCCAGGCGAGCGACCTTGAGCTGCTGTACGTGGATGCGTCGCAACAGCTGAAACAGGGTCTGCCCGTCGGGCGTAGCAGGGCGCTGGTCGCCAAAGAACTGCTCGAGCGGCCCGAGTTCGAGTGTCGGAGGGCGGTGCCACAGCATGCCCAGGAACAGATCAACCGCGTCGCAGAAGAACCCGCTCAGCGTTGCCCGGTCGCGGTAGGCCTCGTAGTGCTTCAGGCCCTTCTGGCCCGCGTTCATGCCGTCGATCCATTGCCCCGTGGTGGGAGGCAGGTACCGCTTGCCACTATCGCGCGCCCGGACTGCAGACAGCCCGTCGTAGACGTCGTGGCACGCTTCCCAGTCCCGAATGTGGCAGCTGTACTCAGGGTGCTTGCTCTCAACGGGCATCGGTCATCTCCAATCCACGCGCCCGAGGCGCGGTCTCGCGTTGCTGCGCCGCTGGGCCTCCGCCTGTGCCCCGGTGGGCGCGTGCACTCGTCCGCCGACGGCGGTCATCGACGCGGCCTTGCAGCGATACCTGACCTCGTCCTGCAGATGGTCCTCGGTCTCCGTGTCCACGTCGTCCGTCTTGTCGGCGTCGCGCTGCGTCACCGGGAACAGCTCTAGGAACTTCGGGCAACGCTCGCCCACGACGAATAGTCCAGCGTGCTCCCGCATACCCTCCGGGCCAGGCCTGGCGTTGTCGAGCATGTCCCGCACTCGCCCCCAGCCCGCTATACGCGAGTTGTCGGCGCGGAAAAACGTGGGCCCCTTGTACTGCTCGCCGCCCACGCGCACGAGCTGCGCCATGTTGCTCGCGATGCTCTTGCCGTCCGTCTCGGTGAAGATCGACGGGTCGGCTGGGCCTTGCACTACCCGATCGTGAACACCAAGCCTGATCTCTAGCTCGATGACGCCCGCGGCAATCTGGGGCGAGACCCACTTCAGGCCGACGTTCGGCTCGTCCGGCTGGCATCCGTACAACTCGCCGATCCGGAAGATGTCGCCGCGCACCGTCGCATGCCACTCGCCGTGAATGTCCTGGTAGTCGGAGCCATCCGACTCGGCCCATACACCGAGCGAAAACGGCTTGCTCGAGCCCCAGTCGAACGTGTGATCGATCCGCCAGCTGGCGGGCACCAGGAATGGCTGGACGACATGCACGCTGGGGTCCCACAGGTCGTCGAACATGCCGCCCGCGGTGACGTCCCATGAGCCGTGCAGCCACGCCTTGATGTAGAGCGGGTTGCCCTTGCAGGCTGCTCGTAGCTTCTGCTCGTAGTGCGGATCGCTCTTGAGCAGGATCTTGTTTTCGCGCAAGTGCCCGAAGATGGCACAGCGCTTCAGCCCGCCTTCCTCGATGATACGGGTGTGGTTGCTCCCCCCGAGCTTGAAGCGCCGCTTGACCACGTTGTGGCCCACGCCCAACGGGTTGGCAGTGGCACGAACCCGCGCAATGCGCGCCACGTCCGGGTGCGCGCTGCGGCAGATACTCTGTAGCTTCAAGTAGAGCTCTAGCGTGGCCCAGGTGCACAGCTCCTCGAAGCCCAGCCAGGGCACCTGCCAGCCGTGGTAGCTGTCGTAGTCCCGCGCCCGCTCGGCGAACCGGAACAGGAACGTCTCCCCGTCGGGGAAGCGCCACTCGTGCTTCTGGTCGTTGTAGCGCGCCCGGGGGAACGCCATCTTGAACAGCACCTTCGAGCGCTCGATGACGTCGGCGAGCTCGGGATAGGTGCGCCGGAACAGAATGCCGCGCCACGCCTTGCCGTGGCCTCGGCCCACGTCCTTCAGGAAGTCTGCCAGCAGCGCGTCGGTCTTTCCCGGTCCGCGCGTGCCGTGGTAGAGCACCTCGTAAATCGGGCACGCCAGGAACAGCGCCTGCGAGCCCGCCTGCGCCACCCAGCGCTGGACGAAGCGCTGTTTCATTCACCGCTCGACTCCGATTCTGGGTCGAGGTTCTTGGCATTGACGCGGTCGTGCTCCGAGACGGCCTTTTCCCAGTCGCCATGCGCGAGCGTGGCCGGCACGAGCACGCAGCCTGGGGCGGCGTCTAGCTCCAGGTGCGAGCGCTCCTGGTATGCTGGGTCGTAGCGCTTCAGGAACATCTCGCGCAGGCGTGTCTCGTAGACGCGCTTCTGCTCGAGCAGCTGGCCCTCAGGCCCATAGCGCAGCTGCTCGTGCCCCTCGATGGCCTCCTTCTCGATCTTGACGAGACCCTTCGTGGCGTACTCCTGGAGCGCGTCATCGACGCTCTCGGCGTAGGCAGGGTCCAGCTCTAGGTGCCGTTCTGCCGTGGTGCGGGACACGCCCGCAGCTTGCTCAGCCTCCCACTTGCGCCCCGTCGTTCGCAGCGCGTCTAGGTAGCGTTGCTTGGCTGGATCGTCGAACTTGATGCGGTGCTTCGCGACGTTCTGCTTGCGCCACGTCGACGTGTCGACGACGGGCTTGCGCGGGCCCGTGGTGCTCGCGTGCAGCTGACCATCCTTGCGGACGTAGCCCCGGCCGCGGCCTTTCTTACCGCGCGTGCTGGGCTGCGCCTTCTTGGGCATGTCAGTGCCCGAAGAGCTTGATCAGCTCCTGCAAAGGGCCAACCAGGTCGGGGCGCACTGTGCTCGCGATCTGGACAGCCACCGTGAGCACCAGCGTGAGCACGCCGCCCCACTTGATGCCATGGCCAGCCAACGTCATCGCCTTGGCACCGAGCGTCTTCTGTTCGACGCTCGTGACCCGCTGCTGCAGGCCCCCCTCGCCGATGGTCTGGTGGCGGAGTAGCGAAAGTTCCTCGTGGAACACGTCGAAGCGAAGGTCCACCTTGTCGGCCAAATCGCCCACGCTGACGGCCAGCGCGTCGACTTTGCCGGCCACGTCCTCGAGGGTCGAGGCCGCCGCGGAGCCGTTCCCCCGGGTGAGCAACTGGAACGGCTCGTGCTTGTCGCTCATGGCTTCCCCGCGTCAGCGGTTGCGGGCCGTCCGTCGCACGCCTTGAGGCGCTCGACCAAGTCGACGGTATCGAACACCGTGACCTGCATCGGGTCATCGGGCAGGAACCGGACAGCCTCGACGCGGCACTGGACGGCCGTGGCGGAGCCGCAGCCCGTGCCCTCGAGCACGAGCAGTCCGAGCGCCACCAGTGCCAGGGCCCCGCGCATCACAGGATCCTCTTGTAGCCCTCGATGAGGTAAGTCAGTTCGGTATTGGCGGCGACGCTCTGCTTGACGTTCAGAGTCGCTGCCGCGGCCAGGGCAATGGGAGCGAAGACAGGCTCGTGGTACTGTCCGGCAGCCAGGCTCCTCGAGACCTTGACGTTCACGGCGGTGCCGGTGGTGCCAAGGCCGACTTGAGCCACCTTGGCCACTGCGCCCACCGGTTGCTGGATGTGGATGTACCTGACTTCCCACGCCTGACCCGCGGGCACCGTGATGGCAGCCGCGTCCGTATCGGTGAAATTGCCAGTCGCTAGCTGCGTGAGTTCTGTTGCCATTGCGTGCCTTCAGTACGGGGAAGCCCCACAGATACTGAACAGAGTAGCACCCGAACTATTTACCAGTCAAATCAACTAGTTAGTGTGGCTACTCGCCTCACACCCCGCGCAGGTAGAGTTCTCGGATCTCCCGGTCTGAGAGCGCGCGGCCCCAGCGAGCGACCCGCGAGCAAGTGCCCGCAAAGCCGTCGAGAAACCGCACCTGCCCGCTGGTTCCGCTCGGCGCGACCGTGGCTTCGTCCACCAGAGCCCCGTCCACGAGCAGCGCCATGCGCTGCGTCACAGCGTCGTAGCTCATCGCCACCTGGTGCAGCGCCCCGAGGAGCGCGAGGTAATTGAAGCTGACCTGGTAGCCCGCGTGGCCGCCGACCAGCAGCGATCCGAACTCGAGGATGAAATGCTGGCTCGTGTCGTTGCTGGTCGAGCAGATGTGGCTCGCCGTGGGCGTTGTCGCCGTGATCCATGCCACCTTCGTGTAGCTCGGCGTGGTCGGCGCGAAGCTTCCGCCGCGCAGGTCCTCGAAGTAGCTCAGACCCACGCCGGTCCACACGCCGCCGCTCACGATACCGTTGTGGTTGAGGTACTGGCGCCGGACCGGGCTGATGTCCTTCAGGCCATTGCCCATCACCACCCAGTCGAGCAGCCCATCGGCGAGGTAGTACAGGTGCGAGTAGTTGACCGCTGTCATCTCGACGGTGAGCTCCGCCGACGGGCGGGTCCCGCTGACCAGGTAAGCGCCCGGAGTAGGCTGGTCGTCGGCGACGAGCTGGTACAGGGTGCGCACGCCCAGGTATGAGTCGGTGATTGGGGGCGGGCTCGGTGCT